TTACCACAAAGGCATGTTTATTTCAAGGTACTTCATATAAGCCTGTATAATTCGATATTTGACGATGTATCGTGTACTGCATTTCACTGAATTGCTGTTTTGTTTATACAATCTCATATAACCTCCTGCAAGTTTTGTGAAATTGGTGTAGTAATTGGTGTAGTAGAAGACGTACTCTTTTCAGCAAAATTCTTTATAAATTCTTCAATAGATGCATCTTTGAAGACATGCGCATACACTTCTAACGTGATTTTGCTAGTAGAATGCCCCATGAAATACTGAACTGCCTTAATGTTCATGCCTGACTGAATCAGTCTTGAACAAAAAGTATGACGAAATGTATGAGGGGTAATATGAGGAAGCGGGTCTTCTGGATGCATCTTATTATAAGATTTCGTTAGAGATTTTATAAACGATTCGATATCTCGTGCCTGCCGCACCGTATTATACTGCCCTGGAAATAAGAATCCACTTCTCCCATCAATAATAATATCGTTATTCGATTTATGTCTTTTATCAATGACATTTTTAAAGGCATTTTTAGCCATCGGAGATAGTGGAATAATTCGGTTTCCAGCTTTAGATTTTGGCTTTAAAATAGTACGTTTTCCGCCCTTGACTCGATAAATCTGATGGTCTATTTTTAGTATTCCAGAATTCAAATCTACATCTTTTTCAGTCAATCCGCAAAACTCGCTTGCTCGAATACCGGTTTCATAAAGAATTACAATATCATCAATACGCTTACGATAGAATCCATTGTTTTGCATGAATTCTAAAAGATTGTTATATTGTTGATTCGTTATAATTTGTTTTTCTTTCGTATTACGCGGAATAACTCTCGATAGTTTAAAAGCAAAAGGATTTCTTGTGACCAAACCGTCTTCGTATGCAGCTTGAAAAGCGCACGATAAAATCGCACGATAATCATTTATGCTGTCATAGACAAGGCCATTTTCGTAAAGCCCTTTCACCCATAACTTGGCATCAAAAACAGTTGTATTAGCAACCAGTCTACTTCCTATCTGGTCGTTTTGCAGTTTCCTAATATAACTAGCATTTCTTTCAGCCGTTCTAATTCCAAGAGCATGAATTCTAGTATCGTTGTATTGCTTAACAAATTCATAGACAGTTAATTTAAGAGTATCAAAATCAGAGCCGCTAAGAATAGAATCTTGAATTTTCTTTTCTTTTTCTCTTAACTCCTTCAAATCCCCAGCGTATACTGTGTGTCTTTTTCCTGTTCGATCTGTCCAGCGATACTGATATAGGCCGTCCTTTCTTTGGCTCTCACCTTCTTTTAATACTCTGCCTTTATTATCTTTACGTCTTTCCATAATAAGCTCCTTACATTATATAAAGAGCTCCAATGTGACATCTCGATTATATCACACTGGAGCCGAAGTTTCAAACGGAATATGCCTGTTCTATGTATCTTTCGAAGGCTTTTCTCTTTACAAGCTGTTTTCTGCCTACAAATATTACAAACGGACAGTTTTTCTCCTGAAGAAGCTCTCGTATTTTGCACTGTCCAATATTAGAATACGCTGCGGCCTCTTCGATTGTAAGGGCTGTCTTTTCCCAAATTGGAACTTCCTTCATCCAATCACCTCCCCCATCTTCTCTTCCCCATACCTTGCCACACATACATTATAAAGGAGCATCGCACGAGTCATTAGCCCAACACCGCCGATACGAGGTGTAACTTTGATATTCTCCATCTCATAAACAGAGTCAGCGCAATCACCGTGCTGTTTTCCGTTTTCGTCATAGTTGATGCCAACATCGATACAGACCTCTACTCGATCAAGACCAAGCGGTGTGATAAAATTACGTTTTCCGACTGCAGAGATGATCACATCGACCATTCCAAATTCGAGAGCAGTGGCTTTTATGGCGGAACCCGTGCTATTCACAGAGATCGCATTACAGTGTCTCTCGATCAGCATATCGACCAATGGACGACCTACGATATCAGATTGACCGCACACAAGCACATTCTTGCCATCCAGATCGTAACCGATGGAATCGAAAATCTTCATAACGCCAAGCGGGGTACATGGCTGAAATTTTGATGTGGAATTAAAGCCATCAACATCAAGTTCGTCTGGAATGCAGATATTTTTAGGATCAATATGTTTTGGCAACGGAAGCTGAACAATGATACCGTCCACATATTCACAATTATAATCTTCCAGTATCTTGTTGTTCAATTCATCTTCAGTAATATTTTTTGGCAATTTAATAAGCTCTGCTTCGATTCCAACCTCTTCACAGTCACGTAGCTTGCCGCGAATATAAGCGTTGGATGCAGGATTGTCCCCTACTTGATAAATATGTAAAATAGGTGCATAGTCATCTTCTGCAATAATATTTTTGATTTTATTTTTGATATCTTGTGCAATAGATTTGCAATCAATAATCATTGTGAACCTCCTTCAATTCTTTAGTCATATTTCTTTTCTCCCCAGAAGTTCCACATCATACCCTTCCATTTCCGAGTACACTCAGGACAGAAGTCATGTTTAATTTCCGTATAACTGAGCCCGTTTAAATTCCAGTCTTTTGCTTGGGAAGCGTCTGGTTTACCATTGTACGTCATTACAACTATTTCTTCACCGCAATTATCGCACGTGATCTTTATACAGTCCTGTCTCATCAAATCACCATCCTATAAAGAATCTAAGTTTTATCATCGATGTTCTCCTTTATAAAAAGTCTAGTTTTATTTTATAAATCCAATCCATTCTCCATCTTTTGTTAATGCACAGCCATAACTATTTGGATGCATTTTGCAACCTTCTTTTGCGATGCACGTACCACAGTTTGGATGTTCACCGTAGCGATACTTTTCGATGATTTCATTTTTGTTTTCTTTCATTGTCTGCTCTCCATAAATCATACATTTTAATCGTCAAAAACTTCTTCTCGCAGAACCGGTTCATCGTGGCTCTCTACGCGATTACCGCATTCTGGGCATTTTGTTAGATAAAACAAAGTCACATTCAGTGCTTTTGCAACAGAAACACCTTCTGAATCAGACCAAAATTCACAACCACAGTTGCATTTAAAATGATATGCAAGTTCTTTTGGAGTCTGCTTATGTTGAATAATTTTAATCGCCATCTGGCACCTCCACGGTAAAGATATTTTGGGTTGCTTCTTTCCAAGAAACAAACTCAGCACCAGCAACTTCCGCTCTACATCTATAGCACGCAATCACATTATTCTCAGGAATGTCCAAATCAGGATTTTCAAAAGAAGCCACTCGAATCTTAGTTATGCAACTGCAATTCTTACATGGAAACACGATTACTGGATTTTTCAAACTATCAGTCTTATGCATATCTACACCTCAATTTACATACACGTTATTAGCTCCGTAGATGAACCACAATTCTCTTTCTGAGAGTAAGTTTTCTTCAGACAAAGCAAACTTGATAACTTCATCGATAACATCATCGTCTATATGCGTCTCATCACATTCTACTGTGTCGCAGACCTTATGATATTCGCCATACTTCTTTACGAATAGCGTTCGTTCACCAAGTTTTAATGGAACTGCTTTCTTTTCTTTTCGAATATGTGCTTTCATATTATCACCTACAATATGCATGTAAAAAGGCAGATTCTCTTGCGAGCAATCTCATTCTAATTCCACAAGCGCATTTACACTCAGGACATTGTATTTCTGCCGGACGTCCTATATTATCATAATTTTTTACCGTTTCGCTAACAGGTCGTGCTGGTAAAGGCCATACATGAAATTCAGATCTTTTAGCTTCAAATACACACCCGCAAGAATCACAAGTTACTTTATATAATTTTTCAGAATCTTTTGCTCGATGCGTTCCGTGCTTTATAACATCCATATTCTTTATTCCTCCCGCCCGCCCATAAATTTTACCTTTTACCAGAATGAATATTTTGTTCTAATTGAAGGTGTTTCTACACTTTTTGCAGGATTCTCCAGTGTTGCAGCAGTTGCGATAATTTTATCGATGCTCTTCTGGAAATCCTGTAGCTTATTTAATTCGCTTTCGATGCCCAGTTTCATCTCGATAACTCCCATATCTTCAAGACACTTACAGTAGCCAGCAATCTCGTTATAGAAGATGTGATTATACTCCTCCAAAAGCGTATGCTCGTCAAATAATTTTACTTTCCATGCAATTCCAAATGGAGCTTCTTTCTCGCAATGAGATTCAATAGTGTAATACCTCATTATGTATTCTCCTTACTTGATGCCGTACTTGGCCTTGACCTTCTTCAGCGTTTCATTCTTGCTGTGATAATCATCACGAGCCACCTGATAAGCGGTCATTTTCTTTTCCAGAACACGCTTTGCTTCTGCCTCGGCAACGTCGGCCTCTGCAAGCTCCTTATTCAGAACAAAGCCGCTCATTTTGATACCATCAATAAAATCATCTATACGGTCCTTCTTAATTTTCTTTTCGCCCATTGCGCCAGTATCAGTGTTGAACATCTTCACAATGGAATCCTCAACGCCGACAATATTGTAAACATAAAAATACTTAGCCATAATTTAGCCCTCTTCGACCTTTTCAAACTTATAAACTGTATTCTCGGTCTGAATGATGATGTTCTTCTTGTCGTCTGAGATGTAATAATCGGTCACACAAGATGTGTGCATTGCCCCAGAATAATCGTGTCCTTCATTGTCTTTGATGTACCGAAAACCAGCAGACTCTCCACCCTTCAGACGCACAATCTTCATAGTCATACCAATCCAAGTAGGATACCAGCCGTCACTTCTGGTACGACCAGTTGTCAACGAGATTGCATTTACCAGCTTGTACTGATTTTTCATAATCTCGTTATCAATCGGATTTTTATGAGTCAATGCAGTATTCGGCATCTTCTCAATTGTGCGAGTCAGAAGAAGCATAAAGTGCATAAACGCATCATGACTTTCCGAGCCAACATCAATCTCGGCATATTTGCCCATCCGGTATAGAAGTTCGGATGTATCAATTGTCTTTCCCATAATTTCCTCCATTACTTCACACCTGTACTCCCAAACGAGCCGGTGCCGCGCTCGGTTTCGTCCAATTCGGAAACTTCTTCAAAATCAGCCTGCCAGAACGGAACAACCGCCATCTGAGCAATGCGGTCACCATGAGTAATCGTCTGAGTGATATTAGAATGATTGTGTAGTGCCACAATAACAACCCCACGGTAATCTTGATCCACGATCCCTGTTTTGTTCGCAGGAGCCAGGCCCTGCTTGGTTGCCAGACCACTGCGAGCATAGATAGCGACATACCAGCCTTCCGGCGGAGCCATGCGCAGACCGGTGGACACCTTAACAGTCTCACCCGGCTGAATCATAATACAGTTATTACCGTCTTTATCGATCGCCATTGCATCGTCCGAACCAATATAAGCATACAGGTCAGCACAAGCAGCACACTTAGAACCATAGGTTGGCGAATGAGCATCGTCGTAAATCTTGTTGATTTTAATGTTGGGCTGATACGGCATCCGACTCATCCCATAGCCAAGGTTAGTGGTTGTGTTTCCTAAATCCATAATTTTATTCTCCTTTTAACATTTTATCCAACATTTCATCGTCAATGCCATAATTACCAGTATATTTTAACCCGCAACTCTCATAAATTTCATCTATAAGTTCTCCATAATGGAAAGCTTCTGCTGTTTCTAAAGCTGTTCTTTTGGGATTATCAAATGTTGATTTAATACTACCTTCATACATTTCAACAAGCATTTTATCGTAATCCCTTAATTCTGTACGACGTGGAGATTCATTAGGATCAACAGTGATATATTGACCAATAAGTCTATCATCATTATTATCATCAAAGTCATATGGGCGATTCAAATATTCCGGAGTAATATCGGCCTTTTCAATATGATCAATCGTCAACTGCCAATAAAATGACTCCGCCCATTTTCTTTTCACATCTGCTTTACTTGTGGCAACCATTCGATAAATGTACGGACTTGGGCCATTCACTTTACTGTGTGCCCAAATACAATAAACGTATTCTTTTTTAGATGACATATTATTTATTCTCCTTTCTTATCTTCTGGAGTCCACCAAAGGGTCGGTTCTTTATGCTCAAGACTCCATTTAATGTCAATTACTCGTTGATTCTTGCTTCCCATGTATGGAAGCGAAATATCTTTTTCTGCTTCGATAAAAGGACCATCTACAAGAACGTTGATGTCGGCAAGAATGTCAGCTACGACTCCATCCTGATTCCATAATTCTTCCCACTTGTATCCAGTCCAGAGCCAAACATCTTTTTTATTTAGAAATTCAGTCCACACACGATGAACGATTTTCTCAACAACTTCTCTATTCTCCGGCAGCAGTGGATCTCCACCAGTGAGCGTAAGCCCCTGAATATAATCAGGTCGAAGTAAATCTACAATTTTATCAAGTGTTTCATCTGTGAATGGCTGACCACCATTCGGGTCCCATGTGGTAGGATTCTGACAGCCTGGACAATGGTGATCACAACCCTGCACGAACAAAGTGACGCGCACCCCTTCGCCATTTGCTATATCACACGGAACGATTTTAGCGTAGTTCATTTAATACCCTCCATTTTTGCTCCACAATAAGGACAATACTTAAATGGCTTGTATTTCTCAGAGCCGACACAAGGTGTCTCGCGCGGATAGAAAAAATCTTCGTAAAACTGTTCATCACAATTAGAACAGTGATATACAAAGTCTTCCTCGTCATCGCACGGCCAGTGATTCCAGTGTGCGATAGCACGAACTGTATTAGTTTTTGCTTTCGGAAGTCTTAGTAGGTCTTCGCGTTCTTCTGCTAGGAAATCGGAATAGTCATCTCGTTCGTCATAAAAGCGCATGTGTTTCAAGCCACTGTCAATTTCGTCTAGCAAAGGAGTGATATCCGCCCATTGAGCGTTTTCAGGAATGTATTTTGCCATCTCAAATAAACCTCGTCCACATACTTGCACATACGATGATAAAAATATTTAAAGCGATACAGCCATACATTCCGTTCTTCTTGTCGCCTCCGAAAATATATGTAGATGTATCATACAGAATCTGCTCGGAGCGAATTACAGTTGCAGCAAAAATCAAAATAATATAAGCCTTTGTCATAAGCCAAGCAACCTCAGTCAACATTTATGTCACTTCCTTTCATGATAACTCTCACTCCAATCTATTGCTTGTCCACAATCCGGACAAAAATTTTCATATATTGCAACCCTTCCGCAAATAGGACAAGCAATATCACATCTGGGTTTCATAGGTAGCTGCTTTTTTAATGCTTCCATTCCCATACGACAAGCATCGTTGACCGGGTCAATAGATTCATAGTGTTCACGATGCTCTGGATCGAGAATTTCAATTGCACGATCAAACGTCATAATAATCACCCTTTGTTGGCAGTCTGAAACAACCCTCTTATTACAAGCCATACCAGCCAAATGCCAGTTGCTATCTTGATAGAAAAATCAAATCCGAACAGTTTGGAAATCACCCAAACAAAAACCGCAGACATCGCCCACGACAAAAAATAAGTCGCAACTATGACAATAATTGTTCCGAGCACAGTTCCAAACGATACAAGGAATTTCATCCATGACTTCATATAACCACCTCACTCTCCAAATATTTCGTTAAGCTGTTTATCGTATTCTCGTTCAATATGCTCACGGTATGCGTCAATCAGCCGTTCGACGATAATTTTATTGATTTCATCCGGCTTTAATCTCTTATGGTCTTCAACGTCGCAAACAATGTTGTCGAGGAATTGTTCTTGCTCTGCGTTAACCCAAAGATTATACCGGGTCAGCCGATCACTACGGTCGTCAATGTGGAAGCGAATGCTGATATTTGCCGAATGAATCCATTGATCAATACGGAAGGATTCGCTCCAATCAGAATCAAGTGCTTTCTGAAATGCAGCTTTAACTTCTTCTACATAGCAGCCAGCTATATTGTCAAAGAATCCCTGAACGACTGCTTTATATCTACTAATAATGAGAGTGACGTCTCCGGGTTTATCTCGTTGATCATAGACAAGCTCGTCTGTATGATATTCGTACTTCTCCCAGCTCCACTTTGTACCAATTGGAGCAACATCCCATCTGAATTTCCCATCTGTTTTGATTTCGATATCTAAATATAAGTGTTTCATAGTGCTATAAATCCTACCCACCCACCCTTCGTTTTACACGAAATTATTTAATTATCGCTTAGATGAACAACACGATCACGGATTTCTTGAGTACGGCCCTGATTCCAGAAATTGCTTCCAATGTAACCGCAAGTACGCCGTGCGACATTCATCTTACTTTGGTCACGGTTACCACAATTTGGACACTCCCAAACCAGTTTGCCGTTGTCCTCCACGATCCTGATCTCGCCGTCGTAACCGCACACCTGACAATAATCAGACTTGGTGTTCAGCTCGGCGTACATGATGTTGTCGTAGATGAACTGCATTACACTGAGAACTGCCGGAATGTTGTGCTGCATATTGGGCACTTCCACATAGCTGATGGCACCGCCCGGTGACAGTTTCTGGAACTCGCTCTCAAACTTGAGCTTAGTAAAAGCATCAATATGCTCACGAACATTTACGTGATAACTGTTGGTGATATAGTCGTGGTCTGTGACATCAGGAATAATGCCGAATCGCTTTTGCAAACACTTGGCGAACTTATATGTAGTGGATTCCAACGGAGTGCCGTATAGAGAATAATCAATGTTTTCTGCTTCTTTCCATTCTGTACACTTATCATTCATATACTGCATGATAGACAGTGCGAACGGTTTTGCTTCAGGATCGGTGTGGCTCTTGCCGGTCATATACTTCACGCACTCGTACAAACCTGCATAGCCAAGGCTGATGGTTGAGTAACCGCCAAACAGCAGCTTGTCGATCTTTTCACCCTTCTTCAAACGAGCCAGTGCGCCGTGCTGCCAATGAATAGGGCTCATATCAGAAATGGTACCGAGCAGCCGCTTGTGACGGGCCTGCAAGGCGCGATGGCACAGATCCAGACGCTCGTCAAAGATCTTCCAGAATGTGTTCATATCCCTACCAGAGCTACATGCCACGTCCACCAAATTGATGGTGACAACACCCTGATTAAACCGGCCGTAGTATTTCTGACCCTTGACCCAGTTCCCTGCATTTGCTACATTTTCAGTAGTTCGATCAGGAGTAAGGAACGAACGGCACCCCATACTTGTCCACACGCCGCCTTTGAGCTCCTTCATAACCTTTGCAGAAATATAATCAGGAACCATACGTTTTGCGGTACACTGTGCTGCCAACTCAGTCAGGTGATAATATTTAGAATCTGGATGGATATTATCTTCATCAAGAACATAAATCAGTTTCGGGAATGCAGGAGTAACATACACACCAACCTCATTTTTGACACCTTTGATACGCTGTTTTAACATCTCTTCGACAATGACAGCCAAGTCATCGCGAGTCTGACCTGCAGGAACCTCGTCCAGATACATAAATACAGTGATAAAAGGAGCCTGACCGTTAGTAGTCATAAGAGTGATAACCTGATACTGGATTGTCTGAACACCACGAGAAATCTCAGCCCTTAGACGACGATTTACAATATGGTTGATAGCTTCTTGTGAGGGCATTTTTTCGATATCATCATTCTGAAGCATCTCATAGAATTCGTTATGAACTTCTGCTGTAATCTTCTTACGGGAGACATCAACAAAAGGAGCCAGATGAGACAGCGTAATGCTCTGGCCGCCGTACTGATTGGAGGCCACCTGTGCAATGATCTGGGTGGCAATGTTGCAGGCAGTGGAAAAGCTGTGGGGTTTATCAATGCCAGTACCAGAAATAACGGTGCCGTTCTGCAGCATATCCTCCAGGTTCACCAGGTCGCAGTTGCCTGTTACAATGCCACCATCCAGCGTAAAAGAATGAGTTTCAGGTTCTTCAACACACCAAGCATCATATTCAATTTCAGGTCGATACGGCGTAATCTTTTTCACAGACCACAAATTGTTCGCAATTTGATACTTTCTGAAGCGGAACTCAATCAGTCGTGCCTCTTTCTTAAAATTCGTATCACGAACGACTTCTGATTCGCTTGATACATAAAATCCTGCAACAGAAGAGATATCACGAATCATCTCCGCCACACGATCATCAGAAGTTGCAACTTTGTTGGCTTTTACTGCACCATCGGCAGCATAAAATCCTTCAAATAGATGTTGCTTTCCTTTTATATCTAAGAACCGCCACGCTTTTGCGTTCAGGAAATCTTGTTTAAACGCGCCCCTGTGTAAAACGTAAGCATCACCATGATAAGATTCTGGATATGTAACGGTATCTCCGGCTTTTACAAAATTATCTGCGTATCTAATTTTATTGCCACATAGACGAATCGTAGTATAGTCATTTTTCTTATCAAGGCCATCTCCGATTGCGAATCCTGTGGCCCATGCCTGATAATCTTCTTTGGATTCCATTTCGTACTTAGAAAGCTCAGGAAGCATGGCTAATGTCATTCCCTCTTTTAATTCAGTGGTTACAGAACCATCATTCAGCAACCATCTGTGGTTTGCCGTGCAGAAGACATGTTTAACAGACCGACCCGCCTGAAGCATAACGTCTTGCATTTTTTGTTTTCCATACCTTTTTACGGTAGCGGTGTGCCATTTACCATCAGAACCGACAACTTTCACTGTTTCACCGTCATTAAAATCTCGAAATTCTTTTACGCCACTGTCGGTCACAAAACGAGTATTGCTCTTAAAGCAGTTGTGCATGTGCTGAGCAAAGTAGTCTGCATCATGGAAGTGGATCAGACCATCTTCATGTGCTTTAACAATTTCTGGGTCCAACAACAGACGAGCGGTCAGATCCTTTGATACCTCACCAGCCATATAGTCGCGCTGGACGCTGTTGACCGTGGGGTTCTTATTACTGTTCTCCTGATTGATCGCATCATTCTTAGCGTCGATGATTTCAAGGATACTGGCATTCGTCTTTTCCTTGTCTCGAATTTCCTGACGGAGCTTTCGCCAGTGGCTATAAGATTCAGCTACATCAGCAAAAGGACTTGCTTTCAACTGCTCAATGACGATATCCTGAATTTGCTCGACAGAAAGAGTGTTTGGCATCTCAGCGATATGATCCGCAATCGCATTCGATACACGAGAGTCAATACCGCCGGGAGTGGTGGTCATTGCTTTTTCGATAGCATTTACAATTTTATCTTTATCAAATAAAGATTTTGTTCCATTTCGCTTAATAACATACTCCATGAGGCATTACCTCCTTATCAATAATACCGCTGCTCACCCATCATATTTGCGGCGTAATTCTCATACCAACGAGCCTTCTCTTCATCCTGCTCTGCGGTCACACCAGGCTTAGAGCCATTACGGAAACGATACTTGTAAGCATTGCAGATACAGAACCAACGGACAGCATCGTCGCCATACAACTTACGCATATTTTCGATGCACTCAGTGCCATGATAGTGAGCGGGACCATCTACATACTCATACTGCGACGAATCAGACTTGGTATCTTCTTCAATCGGGTGCGGCCACTCTGAATGCTCTTCTGCTTCACAGCTGTCATCATCCTTTTCGTCCAGATCATCCAACTCTGCGAACTCGCAGTTGTCACAGTCGCCATCACACTCGTCGGTATCATCCTCATCGTCATCATAATGGCAGATACAATCGCCATCATCCGTCATCTCTGCGCAATCGCAATCTTCGCAATTATAGTCGCAATCAGCATCGTCCACGTCGATGTCAACCAGACTCACACTATAGGCGAGATCATTCGGGCCAAAGGTGTCGTACTCAGAAACATCAAGATCCTTTGCCAAAAGTTTCAGACAGTCATAATCCATCTTCTTCAAATCTTCAAAGTCGAGACGCCCCATACGATGGCCTTGCTCATTCTTTTCGCCCGTAAACTCTAATGCGATATATTTGGTTGGCTCTTTCTTGTTGACTGCCATTGTCTTCTTGTACATATCGTTATGACTCACATAGATATCTGCCAGCAGATTATGCCAAATCGGGTCCTCCTTACGAAGATTCCATTCAACGACACTCTCGGCCCAATCGTCACCGTCAAAGAGCTGCATAGCCTTTTCGTTCAAATCATGATAGGACTTTGTAACGGCCAGCACCATCGGGACGGGCAACTTATCGGTATGATAAATCAAACGCAGATAACCATTTTCCATAGTGACATCACAATTTTCAATATTAAACATCATATGTAATCTCCTTACTTCTCTACGGTTTTATATACATCTGCCAGCTTCGGGTGGCGGCCACAGCAGCGGCTACCCTCGGGGCAGAACGGATACTTAGGATTAGCCTCACAGGATGGGACCATCCATGCGGCAAGTTCAGGACACACGGTAGCAACCTGCTCCTTTATCAGTTGAAACATCGACCGGATTTCACTTTGGGCGCGAGTGCAGAGCCGCAGGTGACTCATTTCAATCAGCGACCGCGCGTTGATGGTGACATACAGTTCAGTACAGCAGGCATTCGGCAGAACAGCACGAGCATCTTCATTAGCAGCGTTATGATACTCTTTGAGAATACGATAGTTGTTTGCAGCGTCCGTCATCATTCCATCAAAAATATCTGCATCTTCCCCACTAAATGGATTGACATACTTGAAATTATCTTCCGAACAATATCTTTGAGACCTAACGCTCAAGCTGATGTGACGATGACGACTCAACTGCGCCAGGAGTGCTCGACTGATATCGGTGACATGGAACGTAAAGCTAATGTGTTCAAGTACGCTCTGATGCCCGGTTGCTTTGCATCCCTTTACGATTCGATAAGTCTCGGTCGGCTGCGAATTGTAACAGACACTTGCTGCCAGCTCTGCGATACTGAGCGGATTCTTGTCTGCATCCTTCTTTACCGGCTGCGAATATGAAATCAACTTAACTTCCACTTACTGTTCCCTCCTTAATAAAATCATCTACTGTTTTTTCGCCCGTCAGCACCTGTTTCATCTGTTCTGGCGATAATTTATATGTAACAACTTCGCCACATTCGTAACCATACCGCCGCAACTGGCGATAGTATTCTGCTGTGGCGCGTTCTTTGCGACCCAACTCTCTTTGGTCAATTCCTGAAACCACAGGCCTCACCTCCTCTCTTATTCTGTATTCACTACTTCAACCTCAATGTCGTAATCGTATTTCCAATATTTGGGGAATGCAACCATTGTGCCATGCGCCCATAAGAAATAGATTTCATCCAACTCTGCTACAATTTCGTATCGATTACCGTAGCGGAGCCGCCAACATAAATTTTCGTCTTGATAATTAAGTTTTAGATATCGACGCTTCCAACTTTTCATGACGTGCTCTCCTTAACGTCCCCGAGAGAGCTTCCTCAGCGTTTCGGAGATCATCAATTGCGCGATCGATATACTCAGGCTCACAAAACTCAAAGTGATTCCAAGCAACTTCAAGTTCTTCGAAATCTCCTTTGAGTCCACTTTTGATTCGTTCATCATTATTCATATACTCCTCACCATGTTGTTTCGAAATATGGCAACCCATCTTTTTCTTCCACGCATTTCATTTTACCGTTGTGCTTGATTCTATATAGATAATATCTGGTGTAGAAACCGCCACTGATGGGAATTTCTTTATAAGTTATCATCCATTCATACTTGGAATCGTCAGGTTTATAGTAGCTGTGGAATATTTCGCCTGCTGGTACATACGGTTTCATTCGAACTCTGTTCCTTTCAATGCGCTAAAATATGGATCACCGTCCCGTTTTTCTATCTGAGTCAGTCGTCCATCGTCGCCAACTGAGTACAATCGGAAATTTTTAAAGATATCGTCACCTTTGATAGTTGCCAGCGACGTGATGACGTATTTGACATTATGTTCTTCGGTTCCATCAATAAGTTGAACTTCTAGGCGTTCCTTCTTTGGAACGACCAGCTTATGGAAATCACTCATATGGAATATCCCCGTTCTTTCCAACGTTGAGCGATTTGCAGACCAACAGGAATTGGACAGTGAGGGTTTATCAATTGATTCGGAGACAAAATATTTTGCTCGATCGGACGGATGCAAGGTTCTTTAAATAGTCTATCGTCAAAAAGAACGCCATAAATTGGACCATAGCGTGTATCACGCAATTTCTGTGTAATTCCGATAAATTTCCAAATCGTAGATAGTTTACTGCTTTCAAATGGCACCCAAACTCCATCGGAGAAATGACAATTAGCATTGATTGTGCGTAAAATTCTTTTCCGTGTCTTTTTTGACAAATTCGGCATATATACTCCTTATTTAATAATATCTTCTTCCGTACTCTTTCTTATTCTCTTGGGCTTCTGTGGCATTTCATAATGAGTCAGCGCTTCACGCATTTCGTGGAGAAGAAATGCATGAATCAGCCATGATGTAGAACTTGACTCACAGAAAATAATCTGACAGTTGTACCGAGCAAGCCATGTGGTGAGACTGCCCAGTAATGAAGCCGGAGTCATCTTGCTACGATAAGCGCCTTTATGAATCTTTTCCCATGAACCGTTTTCAATGAGTATGTACGTCTTTGCTCCAACGGCCGCAGCCCTATCAAACTCCTTTGCGAACCGGATGCGATTCGTTGTGAAATTTCCGCAGATCTCTGTCAAGTCGTATTTTCTTTCGACCACTACTTTATCTGCCAACGAAAATTTTTCACCATTTGGTAGTGTCACTTCTGCCGTATAATCTCCGAAATCTAGTCGCTTACGCATAAACGCACACGGAAAGGAAGTCAGCCGCTGATGCAGAAGTGGAGTATCCTTTTCGCGGTCATCCACGACAATCACCATAGATTTGAGAATTTGTGTGATTTCGTTATATGTCACTAATTCACCTCCTCTCAAAAGTGCTGCGTCATCTAACATGAGCGTATTTACGTAGTATTATTTCTTTGTCTGTTTGAGACTGAATCCACTGACCATGCTCGTCCTTAGACCAGCGGCCTTCTTCCCGCTCTTCATCGATGCGAAGAATATCGCCCTTTTCAATTGGATCAGTTTCCAGTGTGCGAGCTTTGACTTTAAGCCGGCGCTGTTGACCATTCTGTAAGACATATCCTAGAACTGTTTTGTTAGAGAATTTACCGTCAATATCTAGGACGTAGATATAAGAAGGATTCAATTTCGGAATAGTGAGCTGGATGTAACCAAGGCAATCAGCTTCATACTGGATTCGATCAGTAATAGAAGTTTTGATGTCTTCTGTTTCTCTCGCCAAATTCCGAACAATACCAAGCCAGTCCACATTGATATATTTTTTCTCAGTCTCTTTTTCGCACAAATGAAGCATCGTGTCATGAGAGAAGAGCCGATCCATGTCAATCTTGTTAAGCTGCTTTGCTCCGAAGTATTTATTAAAGATATCCACCTGGGCAAGAAGCTGATTGGGGTTCCCGAACTCCGAAAAGAAGTCAAGCTTAATAAGAATTTTAAGCTGGCTACTGTCCGCGATTTTCTTCATTTTGTTCACCATAAGCAGATCAATGAAGGAACTGAACTTATCATTGCGAAGCTTATAAAACTCACGACTGACGCGCTTATTCAGATACTTGATGGACTCCATGCCCTGGTAGATTTTTTTATCGGTCTTATCGTAGACATATTCATCTCGCGAGTGCCGGAACTTGATTGGCATGATTTGAATTTCACGTTCTCCTGCCAGCTGTGTCGCTTTGATGATTTTATCCTGTGTGTCCGCCGTATTAAGCAGCGCCGTGATAAACTCACGCGTGTAGTAGTAACGATAATACGCACAATAGTATGTAAGAATAGAGTAGCCAGTAGCATGGTTCAGACCAAACTGATAAGATGCTGAGTTCTCAATGACCTGTAAAAATTCTTTTGCTTCTGTCTCAGCTGTCTCACGCGGTTTTGTAGAGTGATGACAATAGCCATTGAGGATCTGCGGCATAGCAGCATCGAGTTCATCTTTGTTTTTATGACCAATAGCACGACGGATACTATCTGCATCACCGCCGCTCATATCACAGAACTGTTGGAGGAATGCAATAGTCTGTTCCTGAAAGACGAGCCAACCCAAGCTATCTTTTAACAGTTCGTCGATTTCGGGCGATGGGTTGTGATTTGCTTCGTGCCGGAATAGCTTATCTCTGTAAGAAGCACCGCCGGGTCGAATAGCTGCTGTAACCAAGCTCAAATCTGCAATGCTATGAACATCATATTTTTTGAGCGAATCAAAAGCGAAGTCTTCAACGAACTGAAAAATACCAACAGGAGACGTTTTTATATCAGCCCAAACCTTTTGGTCATCGAAGTTCGTCTCCCAGGTGTGCGGATACGGAATATCAGCCAGTTTACAGGTCTTATCAATAACAGACACTGTATCAAGACCGAGGATGTCGTACTTTGCCAGACCGACTGCATGAGACGCTCCCATGTCAAGACACAGAATAGGCAGACCGTCTTTATCTTGGAAAACGCCATACCTTTTATATAGATCAATTGGGGCGATGATAACGCCGGCCGGATGGTGAGATAGAGATACAATTGTCCCCTGCAATCCATCGAAATAATAGAAGATATCAGGATGGTCTGCACGGCACTTTTCAGTGCTGGCATCGTATTCTTTTTTCACTTTTGCGATTCGATCAAGGGAATAAGGATTCTTAGATTCATCTACATCTGGGTTTTCTCGCTTCCAGACTTTAGCAAGGGCTCGTCCAATCTCGTCGATTGTCGCCTTTCCTGCCAGAGTACCCATAGCCAGAACGTATGCACATTTCTCGCGGCCGAACGATTCAAAGATGTGGTTGTAAATCATTGGACGATAAGCATCCGGCACATCGATATCAATATCACCAATCTCAACACGGTTTTCATTGCAGAATCGCGAGAACACCAGATTCCAGCGAGCCGGGTCAACATCAATAATGTCTGTAACGAATGCACACCGGGAACCTGCAACAGAACCACGACTTGGTCCGAACGGAATACCTTCATTTTTACCCCAAATCATCAGGTCGCTCATAGAAAGCATAAAGCCCAGCATGTTGGTTTTCTTAAAGACCGTAAGTTCCTCTTCAACATCTGCCTTAAACTGTGCGACTTCAAATTCAGGAATGATACCGCGACGAATTTTGTCGTTCAGCATATCATGGGTTCGTTTGATATAAACCCCTGCATCTGATTCAGAGGTTCCGGTCAAGATGGGATATCGCGCCTTTGTGCTCAGAGTGAAATCGTTGACACTGTCGGCCATCCGATTCGTATTCTCGATTGCTTCCATCCAGACTTCGTGTGGCAGTGAATTTTGAACTTCAAACGCACTAACAAGTTGATCATAAGATTTGAATGTCAGGTCGAATTCGTCCTCGCCAGTGAACTCGATTCCCTTGCCCATCATAAGGATCTTACGGCACTCTGCTTTATACGCATTCAGACTATGGGTATCAGTTGCAGCAATCAGTGGTTTGTGATATTTCTTAGAAAGCTCCCAGAGATACTGGTTATATTCCTTTTGATCGTCACAATCGTGATACTGAATCTCATAATAGTCATAAGTCTCGCATAGTTTGTCATAGACTTCCTGACGAAATCCGTCACATTCTGACGTGTATTTACGAAGCGGACTTGCCAGACAGGCAGAGATTTTGATGATGTTATCAGACAAGCCAAAGAACTCTTCAAAAGTAATGCGCGGCTTATAATACTTGTGGTCAGCATCATAAGATGTGCCCATTACTTTGTTTAGCTCCAGAACACCACGAGCATTTTTGCAAAGAAGAATCGTATGGAAGTTGTCGCGAACTTTATAGCGTCCGGCATCCATCATTTTACCAATTTCCTCTTGTGCTTCCTGCGGGTCCCATCCCTGATAAGATTCATAAACCTCGTCTGGAATCTCTGGATAGTGATATATCTCAGAAGTAAGATACACCTCGCAACCAACGATAAACTTCAACCCTTTCTTTTCTGCGTACTGTTTCTTTTCAGTCCAGTTAAGGTTGTAACCATGGTTGGTAGAAGCAATCGCTTTCATCCCGTAAAAAGCAGCGAGATCAACATAGTCTTCCCATTTTGTACAAGAATCAAGGAGCGAACCTTTATCGTCGTGCAAATGGTATACAACATAGTTTTGCTCCATGAATCCTCCTTAAAACAAATCGTCTATACCGACCACGCTTGGGTCTTTTGTCGCGTAAAACGACCGTTTGTTGATGCAATCCCGAAGCGGTTCACAGGTTTTGCGATGACCGCAAAGATTGGTACAGAAGAAATTTGGACTGCCATTTTTTTCTTCAATCTCTCGTGCAGGCCACTCGCCACTGCGTTTCCGCTCCTCGAACTCGTCCGCTGTTTCGTTTATGTAATCGATGCATTCTTTGCGCAGTTCATCGGTGACAGGATACGGTCTGACATATGTAGTCAATTTGAACTGACAGCGAATATCTTCCGGCAGATCATTGATATCGTTCGATTCGATAAATGCCTGGGTAACAATCTCGATCTGCTCACTGTCATACCCGGCGGCTTTCATTTTGGAACGAACCGTTGACCGCAGCGTGTAACCCACTTTGCATCTATCAAGCACCTTTTCTGCTGGTTTTGCACGTTTCCCAAATCCGGTTTCGTATGTAATCTTGCAGTATTTCACCATGATCCAACAAGGAACGGCCGTTTTGAACCCAGCCTGTTCAAGAGCCAAAGTGTACGCGACCAGCTGACGACCATAGTGAAGCAGGTCTTCATCCTTAAACTGACTGGAAGTCTTGATATCCAACACCTGCAACCGCCCGTCTGGCAGGACACGAATCAAATCCGCATAACCTTGAAGATAGCGATCATCACGAATCTTCAGAATAAGCAGCTTCTCGACTTCATACTCGCCTTTTGGACTGATCCAATCACGAGCCATACAACGCATGTTTGAGATCCATTTATCGCGGATGCCATTGCCGCCATCTCTCGTTTTGGGAAAATCAATCCCAAGCATATCGAGTTCGTCCAGACCGTTTTCAATAGCAGGACCAATATCCGCTTCTGTGTTCTTCCCTTCAATAATTCCTTCCAGCGTATCGTGAACCACAGTACCAAGAGATGAGTACACATTGGCGCACTGTTCGCGCTTTTCGACATATGTAAGATATGCATTATACGGGCAATCATGAATCGTGCCGAGCTTTGAATAGCTGTACACTTGCGCCCCTTTGTCGTATAAAACCTGTAGTTCTGGGGCAACGACTCTTTGACCCATTTACATCACTCCTCCACCCATTTCACATATTTTGTTACGCCCTCTTTGTAAACATTCTTACCAAGATCAGCGATATTCATTTTGGAGCCATCCTGAATTAACCCGTCAGGCCAAATGTATCCAACCTTTGTTTTTAAGATCGGATTGTTCACGATAAGTTTTTTGCACTCATTGACCAGGTGCTCTTCTTCAAGTCCTTCATCGTAAGCCAAAATGATTTTCTTTGGCAGCATTCGTTTGATGTATTTAGCTTGCGTATCTGATACATGACAGCCGCACGTTGCGAGGGCAATATTGCAGCCGAACGAATCGCATTGCTGGACTGCCTTTTCAGATTCAAACAAAACGATGTTCCCTGTTTCCTGAATCCGATAATAATTCTCAGCGTATCCAAATAGTGTTTTACTGCGCGGACAAGCGATCAATGGATACCAGCGTTTATCGTGTTCACACTCGTAATTGGCGCGGCCCATAATGCCGACCAAAGAACCATCAGTTGCACGCTCTGGGATCGTGATTCGATTTGATTCCACATCATAACCGACACCGAATTTTTGCTGAGTATCAAGGCTGATACCATCTTTAATGAAGCGGAGATTGTATTTATTAGCATACGGTTCCAGAGTCTCCTCCGGGTACGTTTTCAAATCTTCCATCTCTTCTTCATAGTCAGGCATCAGTTTTAAAAAGAATCCACCGAACGGCCAATGCGTTTTGATGTTAACCTCTTCTTCTGAGATGCCAGCCTTTTGTGCAGCGAATTTCAAAGAATCTGGAAATGAACATCTTTTGACATCCATAATCAGACTGAAAAGATTCCCCTTTTGGTTTGTAGAAAAAACAAAGAACCGAAGCGTACCGCAATCGAGCATACAACTGGTTGGATTTCGTTGTTCTTCCCGAGCAAACCGCAGATTATTTTTGAGAGGATTGAACTTGATATTTTCAAAGCCAAGCGCTTCAAGGATCTGAATGATTTTGTCCGGCTGATTTTCAAGCTTAGACGTTAATACATTGACATCCATTCATATCGAAGCCTCCCTCCTTATTTATCTGCGGTCGTACTGGCCATGGTCATTTACAATGGTACAGAAACCAATTTCGATCCAACGGTTCCAAGCTGAATCCCACTGATAAAGAAGAGTTTGACCATCTTCATCAGAACGAGTTTTATTCAAAAAAAGAACCATATATTTTTTATCTTTATCCATGATGAATGGCTCTTTGATTTTTGGATTATCCTTATTCCGCCGATAGGGATTACAATCAAATTTCTCACCGGTATATTCGTCCTGCCAACACGCCCTGGCAAATACAGCTTGAGCTACCACTTCTTTTATCTGTTTTGAGTTTGACAGACAAGTTGCGTCAAGCCAACGCTGATTCGTAGTATGTAATGCCAACTGGAAAGTGCAGATCATAGCGACCTGTTCTTTTGAAACGGTATTAAAAATGCGACGACTGTTCATCAACAATGCCTGCCACATCTTATCATCAATACCGTCATCAGATTTCATGGTGTCATAGATGATTGCCTTTGTGCCGGATCTTGCAAGACGCTTGATGTACTGAAGCACCTTAGAGGTGTCGTTTTCGAACATTTTTACAAAGCGAATATTGGAATATTTTTCTTTTGTAATGGCTGCTGCCTTACGAAGCATCTCCAATTCCTCTTCATTAAAATGGCCAAGACTGAGCTTCTTACGGGTAATTTTCCAGTAGTCCAATTCTTTCGTGAGGATGTGAACCAGTAACATATTTTTATATGCTTTGCTCTGCATTTCGTTTGAAATAATCGCAACGCCTGTGCCACCTTCTGCAAATGGGAGGACCATATTTTCAAAGATAAAACTTGATTTTCCTGTGCCGCTGTGACCAGCAAACAAATACATATCCCCAACAGGAGCGCCAAGCGTCAGATAATTCAATAGAGGTGCTCCGGCTGCATAACTGATTCCCTGATCCATGCCGGCATTGCACTGCTGGATGTATCTTTCATCAACAACAAGATTTTCGATTTTTGAATCGTTGCCGGTTGTCAGCGCCACACTGTTATTGAGCAGCTCGAAAGTGTTATACACATCTTCATTCGTGGCATCATCAAAGCGCTCCGGGTGACTGAGTAGATCGTCATACTTGGTGGCCAAGATTTTAAGCGTATTCATTTTGGCTATCTGGTTGTAATAGCTATCCGTATTTTCCGGATCGACCAGATCCATCATCGCCTTACAAGCACGCCATCCGTTCAACTCTTCGTAGTGCCGACGTAGTGTGGGTTTGTCTGCCAGATATGTATCGAGAGTGATGTTATCGATATTAGAAAAGCCCTGCCGACGAATGCCGCGACCGACCATGAAATAGAAAACCTGTTCTTCACAGATCAGGGTTTTATCTGTTCCTTCGTTGATGTTTTTGTAATCGTCGTATCGCTGGGGATCTTTCCAAAGACAAAAAACAAAGCTTGCTTCGGCCTGTACACGATTTGCTTCGATTTTTTCAATCGCCTTGGTTAAATCCACAAATCGTCACCTCCTAGCAAGCTGCTAACATCTTTTCCCTTGTGTACCGCACCGACATTCGACAAATCAACCATCGTATCGAAATCAGGACGAGATTCCTCTTTGACTGCTTTTTCAATCTTGTTTTTCTCGCGGCGATAAACAGCGGCGATATTATTTCGAACAATGGCCATTAGATAATTGGCTTTTGCTGTATCATCAGAAAAGTTCTTGTTCGTGATTGCCCATTGAATTGCAGTACGCTTCTCATCTAAGGTCATCTGAATAATTTCATCAGAATAAAACTCCAGTTCTTTCAGGCGTCTGAACACAACTGTCGGCATCGGCTGTCCCCCATCAAGGTCATAACCAATTAAACCAGCAATCGTATCGCACAGCTTCTTATATGACTCGGTCGTTCGCCCTGGCTTCTTTTGAGGTTTGGGTTTCTCCTTCCGAGCCTTTTCCTTCCGACGGCCTTCAAGCCAAGCCTGATAAACGGCTTCAGACTGAAAATATCTATTGTTGGGAGCCTTGTAGAATTGCTCTTTTGGGCCTTCAACTCCCGTGGCCATACATTTGACCATCTTTGATTTCGCCATATTTCCTACCTCAAACTGCCCACCATCCCACCACTACGCAAATTAGTTGGTCGTTAAAATACTATAGGTTGTATCAGCTGACCAAAAAATAAGCGTTCTTCAGTTCGTTGATAGGAAACTCCGGATCACTAAACTTCAAATTGATCCTGTCTCGAATCGCTTTGATCTGGGCTTTGACATCATCAGAGGCATTGCTGTAACGATCCTGAATAGCACTGACCCACTCTGCACGATGAGGCTCGTCCTGAGCCGCATCAACATACTGCTTTGCACGCTCGGCCTGTACGGATTCGACTTTCTTCTTATCTGCCGCCTGCTTTTTCAGGTCTGTTTCATAAGAACGACCACCCTTATCGTGCTCCGCCTTAATTGCGTCAGTCAGAGCTTTAATGAATTCATCCGCATCCAAAGGAATACGGTCTACAATATCAGCAAAACGACTCTTAGAATCGACGGAGAAGTTGTCATCACGGAAGCAAATCACACGACGTTCAGACTTAACCTTGCCGACAATTTCTTCTTTTCCGTTGACAACATTCTTACGACCAGTTTTTACCTTATCAATGTCACGATCAACATAAGCGACACCAACGATATCGACCTTGTTCTTCAGTGAGTTAAAATACCGCTTGTCCATATTGGTGGACAGCATAGAATAGCTTGCCAGCGTCACAGGATCAGTAATGTCAGTCTTCTTGGTATGACCAATAATAATCGGGCTGATTCCAACGCGCTTTAGTTCCCACAGACGGTTAACAACAATTTCAGTTGCCTTATCAGTTGGCCCATTAAAACCGCCATAGCATGCCTTAAAAGACTTGGTTCTCTTATCAGCAGGACAATCGCGGTTCCAAAGTCTAACAGTTTCCTCTTCCGCCATCTGCATCAGCTCGTCAATAGTATCAATGACAACGACCTTCAAATCCTGATAATCAGAAAATCGATTTTCAATAATATCCATCGTAACATCATCGAAATGTTCCCAATCCCATACGGGCTCCTGAACAATACCCTCGATAGTAGCCTGGTCTGCTTCCTTACCGCATGTCAGGAAGATGTAGCCTTCGTCGCCAACCATCTTTTCACAGACCTGTTTGATCACAGTAGTTTTACCAATGCCGCCTTCGCCCATCAAATAGATGCTGTAATCGAGCGGATTCAGGCTAATTTCGGTTTTCTTACCATATTTACGCGCCATTATGTACTCTCCTTTTTATTCATTCCATGGAAGATCAACCAACTCAAAACATGGTGTCGATATCATCATCGCTGTCTTCCGATGTCTCGACTACAGGATCAGCCTTCGTTTTGGTCTTAGCCTTGGAGCCGCCCTTCATCATATCATCTACGCTCTCATCGGACACCGGGACCCAGATCTCATCCTCGAACTCGCGAGCGGTAAAGTCAGACTCAGCAGCAGTCTTACAAGTTTCAAACTCTCCCGTCAAAATAGGCTTTACCAGACGCAGCTCATTGACACGCTGACCAAAAATCGGGCCCCTGCGGAAATCTTCCAGCTTAGAAATACCCAGTTCAATCTGCTCCTTCTGCTGTTCGCTTAGAGTGTCCTCGCTAAATTCAACCTCTTCAGCACCATTAACGACAGCAAGCTGCCAGTTCATATGCACAGGATTACGAGACTTGGTTTCCAGATAGCGCATCTTGTAATCATGGATAGCCTTGTGTTTCGGCTTATCCATATCAAAAACCGCAGTGTTGAAAACAGTATCGACTTTGAACATCTTACGAGCAGCATCTGCCTTAGACCACATTGGGGTGTAGCAGTGCATAGTGATCTTACCGTCAGTCTTCAGGTCGCTCTTGTCCATGCTGTCCTTGTCGTAATACAGATCCAGATTCATGGTCAGATGCGGGACGTCCTTCTCGCCTGGCATGAACACATTCTGAATCTGGAATTCACGATAGACTTGATTGCTGTACTTACCAGTACCGGGACGTAGATTAAAGTTGCCAGTGACGATGATATCGTCTTCATAACCAGCCAGAGCTGACTCCAGATACTCAATCATGTCCCACTCGGTAATGAATTCCTTGCGTTCACCAAGATTCACTGTAAACTTCTTGGTACTAGAAACCATCTTGATAACGTCCTCATCCAGACGGTTATCCCATGCTACATCAATGTTGTTGCCATCGACATTGCGAGTCTTAATCGTATTATTCTTAAAGCCACTCAGCGTGACATAACCCATATTAGTGCCGGCCTTAACTCCAAAATTGATAGTAGCCTTTTCATTGGAACCAAAAGTTTCACGTTTCACCATTGGAACCTTTCGAGAAGCGGAAACTTTACCGCAAAAATTAAAACGTGCATAAACGTCGTTCTTCTTATCTGCCATATGTACCTCCTGTTATGTAAAAATTAGTAATCAGTTTCTTCTGTGGTTTTATTTTCCCAAGAAGGCAAAATCGTACCGAACTGAATAATTTTTGGCTCATACTTACAGCGAGCAATAAATTCATCGGCCAATTTGTCGATGCAATCGGAACAAAGAACAAATCGCATTCGATCTCCATCACGTTTACTTCCATACGGAAAAACGATCTGCTGTTCGCCCAAAACGTCTTCATCGATATCGCTTAAGGTTTTACCACAAAAATTGCAAATCATATTATGTCTCCTATCTGATTTGATTTGTTACTATCGCATTAGATTCGGAGATGCTCGTCCATACAGCATCGGTAGTCCCCTTTCGTTTTCTATTTATAAATCACTTCAGTTCTATGATGTCTCGATACAACATCACATAATCGTCAGTGTATTTATCTCCATGAAAGTGGCCAAAATACCACATCGGTTTATGGTCCGCCGGGAATTGCTCATAAAGTTCGTCGAAAAACTCTTCTGTAGACTGATCAATCGTATTCTGATCAATGCAATCCAAGAATAATTCCTTGGGTTCAAAACGGAGCGGGCAAGTATGGGTCAGCATGATGTCAATCGGATATCTTGTCGCCATAAGACGCACGAGACCTTTTGTAAGTTCGCTTGGTTGTTCATCCGGCCACCAATTCCAACCACGCTGCAGCCGATAATATTTGTCAACAGAATAAGCACCACCGCAAACAAGTGCATTTAATGTACGTTCAGATGTTTGAATTACATAAATCGCACCATCAATCGCAAAATACTGATTGGGATGCTCAGAATTCCACAACATTGGGCCACGAATCGCCCCCTCTGTGACTTCGACCTCTTGATACCCTTCTGTCTCACTCGGCCGCCGCTCGTGATTACCGTGGATACAGAACATTTTCGTGGGAATCTCACCAGCGCGTTTTTTGATATATTCTTCCTGATCATTGCCTTTACCGTAGTAATTCAGACCGACATCGCCGAGACAAATGATCCACTCAATATCCGGATGATCGATACAGAAGTATTTTAAATCACTTATTCGACCAAGACCTCCGTGAATATCACCTGTCATATAAACACTCAAGTTTAAACACCTCTTTCAATATATCATCACAGTTGTTTTCGTATTTGCATCCAGAACAGTCTAGTCCGTTTCCACTTCTTTCAACGCAAACAGCTGCGAGTTCTTTATAGATGGATTTGCTTTGTTCTACTGTTAGCATGGAATACCTCCTGACTTCTCTAAAACCATCCATTCATTTGGACAATCTTTGTGTGGAGTGACAAACCGAGTGCAAAATTCACGATACATGCACCCATCGCAATGTTCGCATTGTTCGCATTCTGTAATGAAATCTAACAGTGCGGTTTCTAAATCTTTTGGAGTTGTCATTTGGCCTCCTCTTTTGAGTAAAATGTCCAATCACATGGTTCATTAGATTCATACACTATTAATCTGTCGCACACAGAATGATATCTGCATTTCAAACAATGAGTGTCATATGCAACTCCATACCCTTTACAATTGTTAATAAAATCGCGAAGTGCAGTCTCAAGTTGCTCTTCTGTAACCATTTGCAATCTCCTTTGATTTTGTTTTTTCTGGCTGGGGATGACGGTTACGATCCGTCGCTATTCGAGTCAAAGTCGAATACTCTACCATTAAGTTAATCCCCATTATATAAGGCGGCACTCAGTGCTACCTGAGCACCGCCGAGAGGGTTTAAGTTTTAAAGGTTGGACCATGGAAGAGATAGCCAGCCACAAAAGAAGCTAACATCAATCCTCCAACAATCAAAATTGCTTTACTGATTTCAATCCAGATCAATCTGAATCACCTCAGTTCTCGATTCGCATGAAACTGATATCCGTGGACTGATACACGCTTGCATCACTACTCAGAGCGCCAGCCGCCTTATCAGCCTGATACTTTGCATTGCCGGAACCAGTGACAATCAGCCGATTCTGATCAATACCCTGAGACGCCAGATAATTTGCAACGGTCTGAGCGCGGTTAGCAGAAAGCTGCACGCCAAACTCGGTCTGGTTATTCGCATTGATATTACCGTTGATAACAATCATAGTGCCATCCAGAGTCTTAGCGATGTTCACGAAATCATTTAGAACAGAAGCAGCGCTGGCCTGATCGGTAAACACGGAAGAATCCGGCACAAAAGTCACATTCGCGGTCTTGCTCAGCATAGAGTCATAGTCCAGATTGCCAGTGACCTGCTGAGTGATGTTTGCACGAGTCTCGTCGCTCACAGTCACTTTCGTAGTAGCATTTGCAGCAGAAGTAGACTTGAAATCACTCTTGAGCGCATCGATATATGTAGTATCAAACAGCGTATTTACGAGATCACGATTAACAGTTTCACCCAGACCCTCCCAAATGTCGCACATCTGGTTATAAATCATCGGAGCGGTATCATTCAGAATATTGTAGTTGTCTTTCCAGCTTGCCATCTTAGCGTTTGCATAAGTCGCATCAATATCGGCATCAGAAGAAGTAGAGTACATCGGGAACACTTCGCGAGCTGCATTGTAATTGATAGGCTGATCATAAGACATCAAAATGCCCTGAACGAACTTCTTAACGGTATCTTCATGAGCTGCTGCCCAATCTGCGTCAAACACAATGCCGTCCATAACCAGAGAGGAAGAAGACTTCGTGTCAAACACGACAGTGCTATTGGTGTAGGTCTTGGCCTGAGTCAAATAGGGCTCCCAAGTAGCAGCCACATCAATCTGGCCAGCGAAATATGCCTTAGCGGTATCGTCTGCGGTGCCGAACATAATCAGATTGTTCATGATAGTTGCCTTGTCAGCATCAGACAGACTGGAATTATTAACGAACCAAGCAACCAGAGTCTCAGCCTCAGAGAACTCAGGGACACCGATCTTGGCATTGACCCACGAATTCACATCTGCGAACTGAGTAGAAGCAATGATACCGTCACCGCCATAGCTGTAGTTGGTGAAAATCGGCATGATGACATTCTTGCCAGCGTCAGTAAACTTCTGAGACAGGAATGCTACGCGATTCGTAGTATAACCAGCGGCCTGCAGATCACCAGAGATTAGTGCGTTGCTAGACTCGGTCGCATCGTTGATGACATTGATATTCACCTTGATGCCAAGCTGATCAAACACAGAACCGGGCTGAGTAGTAAGACCGCCATTTGCCGTAACGCAACTCAGCCAGCCCGCCCACTCGTCCAGAGACAGATTGATCGTATCATCCCCGGCGGAATTAGACGGCTTATCCGTACTGATAGAAGTACTCGGCTTTGATGTGGTCGGCTTCTTTTTGTCGAACTTGATCACGCCGCCCTTAATGCCGCCAACAACACCAACAGCCACAGCCACAGCAAGTACAACGCCAACAACAGCGCGGCCAGCCTTAGTCAATTTGAACTTAGACATGTTATTCTCTCCTATTTAATTTTTTGATTTTATTTCTTGGACTGAGTATTCAATCCAGACGACTTAGTGAAGGCATTGATATCCTTAATGTCGTATGTGATGGGTTTAGCAGTCCCCTTCTTTAGACTCTCCAGATAATCATTTACCTTATAATCAGCAGTTTTCGCATTGGCCTTATCCAATTTACCATCACGGCTTGATTGATACAGGACCTTTGCGCCAGCTGCTTTCTCGCGACTCTCCTGCAGACCATCACGAGTAGCATTGAGCATCTTATCTGTACCAGTAGCAGAACGAAACTTACCAACGGAATCATATGCAGCCGAGATCTGCTCATTAGCCTGCATCTCGGAGACGACATCTTTACTCTCACGCTTTAGAGCTGCCAGCTGATTTTCCAACTTTTCTTTGATGTTTTTCATTTCATCAACTGCCGGGCGCATTTTAGCATACTGCTGAGACAGATTCTCCATAGCGTCCATTTCTTCCTGAAGATTACGAGCAAAAATAGTAGCAGACTCTTCGTCGCCACGACTCATAGCGGCCTTAGCGCGTTTATCGTAATCTTCAGCTCGTTTCTGCGCGGAGGCGAACTGATCTTGAATCGTCTTGAGCTTGCCAGTTAAATCTCTTAGAGTGCAGCACGCATCGTTATATTGATCAGTTGCCTCATCAATCTTCTGTGCATAGATTGCCTTGGCTCCTTCAGGAGTTTTAGCTGTGTCCTGCACAAACTTTTGAAGAAATCCACCAGCGAGAGTTTTAATTTGCTCTCTCCAAGATGGGAACAGAATCAGACTGATTACAAATGCACCACTGACACAAATGACCACAAACTCAGGAATGGTTAAAGAAAACATTACTGAGCACCATCCTTTCCGGCGGGTTCAGGCTTATCCTCTTCAATAAATTCCTCAATAGAAGAAATCATCTTAAGTTCGTCCTGAACTGTATTGGTGATCTTTTCAATGGCCGCACCAGCTTCAACGTTGCGATTAGTCAGCGCTTCAATCTGTTCCTTCATGGATTCAATCTGCTGGTCGTTGCTCTTCATTTCGTCAAACAACGCATTCATCTTGTCATTACCAACCGTCCGAAGAAGCTCTTTGCGCTGCTCTGCATCAGAAATAATCGCGGTCGCATCGTAACCCAGTGTCATCATCAGGTTCTTGACCGTAGCACGCTTAGTCTTGGTTGGCATCTCAGACGGAAATGTGTCGATCACATCCTTGATTTTGTAGACAGTAACAGAGTCGGCAGGATTCATATTGTTCGCATTATAGACGGTCTCGATGTCAATCGTGTCACCCTCCGGAACCTCGGCCTGAACCTGTTCGTCCTCTGGGAAATCTCCATTGATGTAATGATCTCCGACGCCACTACATACGCGCAGCTCACTTTCGAACTCAGGAGTCCCAACCGGTTCATCCGACTCAACAAGACCGAGCTTTTCGAAAAAACTTTTCTTTGCCATAATTTTCTCCTCTTTAATCTTCTTCTCTAACATCTATTGATTCATAGTGGTCGTCTTTAAATTCATTAAAGCCACCACCAAAATACCAGCCGCGATTTTCTATAAATGCTAAGAATTCATCTACAACGTCATTCAAACTGACAGTGGTTGGAACGTTCAGACAACCATCTATTTCGATTTCGTGTGTCATGTGTCCTCCTTATGAAAATTTCCACTTAAAAATCTTCTTGATACAAGCGTTTGTGATCCAATCAAACAGAATACTGAAAATCACAATCGCCAAAATTCCAACAAACACCAACGTTGTGCGACCACGAGCAGACGAAGTATAGATCAAATACCCGATACCATACTTTGCATTCACCGTTTCCGCTACTGCGATGTAGGTCCAACCGATTGCATACATTGTAGCGAACGATTGACAGATGGACGGAGCAGCGATTGGAAGAAGAATTCGTGTGACCGTATTGAATTTCCCTGCTCCATCGATGCTTGCTGCTTCAATCACGTCGTCACAGACATCATCCAAAGCAATCAGAACGCTTGGCAACATAAATACGAAGCTGGCTACAAACAAGAAGGCGATTTTCATCTTCTCCCCTATTCCGAACCACATCGTAAGCAGTGGATAGAAAGCCGTCACCGGTAGGAATCTCATCGCTCGAATCGTCGGATACAACAGGTTTTGAATCGGATGACAAATTTTCATCAGACAACCAAGTGGAACTGCAATACCGGCACTCAGAAGAGCCGCTGCTGTAATACGAATCAATGAATATCGAAACGCTTTGAGCATCGTGCCATTCTGAATCAGCAGAAAGAATTCACGAAACACAGCGCCTTTCTGGGGAACAAAAATTGGCGAAGTCAGAGCCGCGCCAATGTCCCAGATAATCGCCAACAGAATCAGAAGAATCACACGATAGATCCAATCTTTCTTCGTTGTTTTCATAATTCGTTTTTCTCCTTTGGCGGGTCATCCGGCAGAGGCATCCAATGTGTAACATTTTTTAGCCAACGACACTCGTTCAACTCATACCATACTCCATCAGTTGTAAAATATCCTTGTTGCTGTCCGTATTTCTCATCATAAATCCAAACATTTTTACTCCAAATCTCGCCGTCTGGAATTTTCGGCAAATCAGTTTTTACGGAGATCCAATCTTCTGTTTTCATTTTGATACCTCTCGATATTTAATTTTCAAGAAATGACCTGTACCGGAATTGAACCGATGTTCCCGCCGTGAAAGGGCAGCGTCTTCACCTCTTGACTAACAGGCCATATAAAATAGAGACCTAAGCCTTTTTGCCGATTGAAAGCATTATCTTGTCTCCTGGGTAGGTGGATTTAACTCTCCGCCATAAGTGATTCCTAATTCAATCTGGATTGGCGGCTAGTGAGAGATTCGAACTCTCGCGCCGGATTCAAGCCGACACACAGGATTTCAAGTCCAGGCCGTTATGACCACTTCGGTAACTAGCCGTATATTATGTAATTATTTTTGCTGTATTATTTTTTAGAAATTCTTTTCTTAGTCTTCTGGCAGAATTTTTATTTCGAGACTTGTATGTATCAAGTTGGCTATCACAATTTGGGCAAATCAATCTTAAATTTCCTCTTGAAGAGTTACCCGCATCCCCATCTATATGGTCCAAGATAAAATGCAACTGCCCACCATTCCACCAATCTGGCAAACCGCAAATAGCACATTTATGTTCTTGTTCATCAAGTATATAATTTTGAATGACTCCTCTGATTGTTGTGTCAACTGTATATCCAGTTTTACCAGTTGATAGCCAACTTTTTAATTTCTCTTCTTGCCGATGTTTCACTAGACAATCATGGCAATACCCCGTCGAATTCCCTTGCTTGAGTTTTTTGCCACACACTTTACATACTTCATTCATTAACCACCTGTTATTAGCGCAATTGCTAACCCCTTTCTATTAAATTTCAAATCAATTGTCCTTGGCGCGAATGATAAAATTCTAACTTGTGAGACTATTTCCATAAACCACTCGGACACACTGCCATATAAAAGAGGGTTATTCGCCCTCTGTTTTTCTTTTCTCGATCTCTTTATCAACATCTTCCAGAAAGCTCATCCAGTTTTGAAGATCAAATTCATCTCCAAAATCAAACCCTTCATCCAGACGTTGATATAGATCTCGCTGAAAGCACCATAGCGTTTTATCTGTCAACTCGCTCAGATGCGGTGTAATGAAATCGATCACAAGACTAGGCATATATGTTCTGCGCCCGACTGCGTATCGAACAGCACAATTACAAATGGCACCGAAGTCATCATCGTACGGATCAATCATCTTCAATGTCCTCCCACCAGATTTCATTTTCAGGAACGGTTTTATCCTGTACAGGTGAATAATTCATCCAGTCAAATGAGATCATTGATTGTGCTTTGTCTTGCCGGAGCCGTTTTGTGACCTTATTCCGTTTCCAGTTTGAGCACAGCTTCTCATCTACTTCCTTGTAAGTCTTCGGATTGATTTTCATCTGATGAACATTTGTGATAACGCCAGCCTTGATGACGTCAAACAACCCGACTGACTTATAGAATTCTGTTGAACAAGAACTTTTTGCGTAGTCTTCTGGTTTGAATTTCACAACGTTCATAGAATCATCTCCTTGTTTTGTTTGGTGCGACCGAGGGTATTCGAAACCCTGACCCGCAGTTTAAAAGACTGCTGCTCTACCACCTGAGCTACGATCGCATATAAAAGTCGGCTTGCGCACCCTCGCGAGTTGGCATCATCACCGATAATCAGGTTTGGCACATGTACCTATCCCTAAAAGGCTTATCCCTTTGTTCTGCGCAATTTAAGAATCACTTACTTGGTGGGCCAGATAGGATTCGAACCTACAGTGTTTCTTGTGTCACAGATTTACAGTCTGCTGCCTTCAACCATTCAGCACACTGACCCATATAACGATCACAGATGGATGTAACCTGTGGTCCTCGTCCTGGCTTTAACGGGTCAGGCGTCCGGCATTTACCGTTTCCTTTAATGTGGAACTATTGGCGATATGCTTTCCACTGCGGTTCTCAAACTCGATCATCCTTTTGGGTAAAACCCCTTCCGAATTATAGCCGCGCTACATAAGGTTTTTCAGTGTTATTCCTTCACTGTGCCTACTTTGTTTCAGGATGTCAGCGATAATGTACACTTTCGACAACATAATTAACTACAAGAAACTTTCGGTCTTGTCGTGGCTGGACTCGAACCAGCGGCAATGGGTGGGTCTCACCTTGCTCTACCATTGTCTGAGCTACACGACCATATAAACTGTTTTCGAGCTGGTGAGACTCACGCACAGTTGCGCTCGGAATGCGGATCTTACATCGTCAGGGCACGCAGTTTGACCAAGCTTGCTACATAAACCCCTGATCAGGAGTGTGACTACCTCGCTAATCCTATTGCAAACGTCATTGATAACATCATATTGGTAAAATTCATATTGATTTTTCGCCCTTGGCGGACTACCTTTTATGGAGGATTTCGACCAAATTCAATCATCAAATCAACTTGCACATTGGTGGTTCCGGCCTGAATTGAACAGGCGACACGGGGATTTTCAGTCCCCTGCTCTACCGACTGAGCTACAGAACCACGAAGAGGTCCTAACCTGACTCGAACAGGTGACATAGAGATTAACAGTCTCTCGTTCTAACCAACTGAACTATAGGACCATAAGCGATTCGGATGGGGATTGAACCCACGACCCCTAGCGTGACAGGCTAGTGCTCTATCCTTCTGAGCTACCGAACCATATAAACGGCAGGTATTGTTACGCCCCTGCCAAGGCGTTCACCATTTATCAGCCATGTGGTAAACGACGGGACTTACGTAATTGATCCACAAACACAAACTCATGGATTTTAATATTCTTTGACCTGTATTCGTTATACGTTAATCTTTAGCTAGAAGTTTAAGCTTTGAACTTTCAACCTTTAACCTTTAATCGTAAACTTTAACCTTTCCGGATGAATTTGATCAGCTCGTATCTTCCCTTGGGTTGATTCCGCTTACTGATCGATTTTGTTTTCTGATGCAGGATTCGAACCTACAGTTACAGATTTTCTGTCTGTCGCTTTAGCCATTTAGCAAATCAGAAAGTCAAGTATTATTTATATAAACTTGCTTTTTCATCTTGGAGGCTTATGAGGCCACTTTTATATAGGTGTTAGCTTTTTATATTTTGATTTCGCTTAAGCAAGTCCCTACAAACAAAAGCGAACAATTACGGTTTGTCGTTTTCGATAAACAGTGATTATGTAGACACCTTACGATGTTACAACTTAGTATTCAATCGTGATCTCGGTCACAGCATTAGAAGCAGACAGTGCTGCATCGACTTCGGCCTTGAACTTATCGATCTTGTCAGCCAGCTCGTTCTTTACCTTTTTAACATCGATACCATCGACCAAAACCATAGTCTCACGATCAATATAGTCTTGACGAATCTCCTTCAAGGTATCCGCGTCCATGTTGTTCTTATCCGAAGCGGAATTTGTAGAGCTCACAAAAGAGTCAGCACGGTCACTCAGACGAGCGTTTGCGTTTTCAATCACAGCAGTGGCATTAGAATACTGGCGATCAATTACATTAAGCAGTGTACTCTGGAAATCAATACCATGCTGATTCATCCAGATTGCCATTGCAACAGTAAAATTAATCCCGGCCACAGTAACATAAGTTTTTGCGTTAGATTCAGAAATCGCCCGCTTAAGTGCTGCCTGCTTTGAAATCAATGCAGTGATCTTATCGAAAATGGACTGAGCATTTGTCTTAAATTCATCGATATCCACACCGTCCAGCTTCTTCATGCTCTTTTTAGCTGGTGCACAAAACTTAGCTTCACGAAGCAGCTTGTTGATGCGATCTTCAATAACCTTTAGCTCTGCCAGACCGCGATGAATTGTCATAGTTTCAGTAGTCATAATCCTTCTCCTTTATAATATTTAAACTTCTGTAAAATGGACTTCTTTAACAGAATCCCAATTAAACATTCCAATCCACTGAGCATCTTTTATGACGACAAAAACCTCTCTCCGCCATTCGTATTCAGTAAATTCACCTAATCCGTACTCTCTGATGTTGCCATCCTTCATTACGATCGTAAGCATATTTATATTCCTCCTGAGAAATTTTTAAATGGAGCTGATGGAGAATTTCGGAATCTCGACCCCGGCATTACAAGTACCGTGCTCTGCCTCTGAGCTACACCAGCTTATCAAGTGAGCATTTCTGCCCACATATTTAAAATAGATTCAATCGGATCTCTCTTCACGAATCCATCTAGTTTTGATTCAGCAATCGTTTGATTCAGATATTCATGATAAATATCTCTGTATTGCCACACCCTCGTATGCGTATCATTTGTATATTTACCACGTTTTATATACTTTTTATAAGTACCCTCTCCTACTTGATACCGTAAAAGGGCTGCGGAATCGTTTCCTGTAGCGTTTTTATGATAAGCAAGAAGATGTACCCCGCATTTAATCCCCACTCGATCATCCAAAAGTTGATTCATTGATGCAATCCCGAGCGTTTTGTTCAAATATTTGAAATTAACCTCATTGACTTGCATCAGCCCATAATCGGTTGTTCCGTTTGAGTTCATATGAGTCAGTCCGCTTTTAAATCGGCTTTCGTTGTATATGACTGCGAGTACCAAACTGTAATCGACTCCATATTCATTGCTTACTTCTTCTGTATACGTTTTTAAATATAATGGCCACTCCTGATAAGTGGCGATTGGATCTTCTGCTTTGGCTACTACCGAGAAACTCATTCCGATACATATTAAAAATATCGAACAAATTAACTTTTTCATTTTTCCTCCTTTCTCGTTTACTTCTACTGTTTACAATTCGATAAACATCGGGGCTTTCGCCCCGGATGTATTATATATCACGCGCTTTAGATGCCATTATCTTATATGCATAAAAGTCAAATTGCACATTATACGTTCCATTGTTGAAACGACGCCTAACCTCTTCGATGCCTAATTCCTGCTCGTCTCTATAGATTTTATAAAAATCTCTAAGTTTTTGCACGGTTGGCATCTTTATGAAGACGTTTTTATATTTCGAATTTCGAGGAAGTTTTTTTGATGCCATCAGCTGATACTGCCTCATTTTGTGGCAATACTCTTTCGGTATCTTTTGGTCTTCAGAAACCATTCCACATCCTCTGCTAGTATTGCGAATCAGACGTGTTGAGTCCATGAAATATTCTGTTCTCTTATATCCATCTTCTTTAATAATGACATAAGAATCCAAATTTTTTGCACGTTCAATCAGCTTCATTGCCGTTTCGTTTTCGATTATAACGTTTTGAATGCGTCTTTCAGAAGAATCGACATCTCTTCTGTACAGACTACGTATTTCTTCAATTGAAAATCCGTAGTAGAACAAAGTCATAACGGCAGCCGGCATTGTATATTTATCGTCTTCAAATAAGACGTTTAAATAGTTAAAGTAACCATTTTCGGTTTTAAAAACAAAATCATCTCCAACACTTGATTCGTTCTCCATCGCTGATATATTTTGTGCTAAAAATACTGGAGAAGTGATTTTTGTTGGAATTGACATTTCCGTATCGCTCTTTATATATAGCTCCGAATTCTTTGAAATCAAGGCATGACTAGCATATGTTGCATAATCAATGATTTCTTTTTTATAGCACCATTTTACATATTGACGAAGAATTGATATGGCAATTCGAACCGTAGATTCCGAACAATTGTTAAGCCATCCAACATAAACGGATCTCATTTCTTCGCTGCCAATCTTAAACGTACAAAAGTCTTTGTTGTGCTGGTATTCGAAACTTGATACCCCACGCAGAAACTTAACAGCCCTCTTTCTCTTCTCGATTTCATTACATTGCTTTGATTTTCCTGTTGTGACAATGTAATCTTCTATAAAAAGGTTTTTCTGTTCTGCGTTGTAAAGCTGCTGACTAATATCCATAATTTACGCTCCTACACGGTGTCGCAATCACTCAATTGTATTTTACACTATGTAGAAGAATTTTGCAATGGAATTGTGCAAATTATGTTAATTCGAGCAGCTCAACTGGCATTTTTCTTTTTTTAGAAGCGGACACTGGACCATCATCGCTTCAACAGCTCTATTCCAATTGTCTTCGGTAAACTCTCCGATTGGTTCGCTGAGTTGTGAATTTAATAAGGTGTCTCTCCCTTCAATCACAAGAGTCGAGTCTTTTACCAAACCGCCAACCTCTCCAACCTTATAATCAACATGAACCGGATTATGCTTTCCCATTCTTTTTGTCGTGAATGGAATCACTTCGCACTGTCCAGCACATTTGTTATAGATGTTGTTTGATACCACAAGATACGGATGCACTCCGACGTACTTGTGTGTTGCGGCTCGATCGTCATTCGCTACGACGTATCCAAATCGAATTTCGCCAATCTTCGGGACACTTTTTCCAGCCACGAACATATTTATGACCTCCTTGTTTATGGCTTGTTTTCTATGGTCCCATTATACCACCTTAAACAGTAGAAGTCAATAGTATTTTGTATTTCTTCTGTTTAGATTCAATTATATAATATGATTGGCATCTTAACACCGCTCAAATCTGTATGGACCAATAAAGAATTTTGATTTTGATCCAGAAGCTCATTTTCGAAATCACAATGGAAAGCATTCCCTGTTATCGCAAATCGAGCTTGGATTTGATTTGTTCCTCCTGAAAACAAATCAGCTTGAATGCTTTTGCTCCTTAAACGTTCAACTAGCGTTAAATTATCGGTTCTTGTTTCCACATATACGCCGGATTCTCTATCGGATGATCCTCCTATGACTATGTAGCGAAATTTTTTGATGAATTCAAAAAACTCATCCGCAGTGAAAGTTTTTACCATTTCATCCTCCGGTACAACTAATTGTAGTTTTGATGGCTGCGGCCGTTCTTCTCTGGTTGTTATTTTACCACACAGTTCACTAATAATCAAGCCTTATTAGCACGATTGGTTGTTATTTTAAAATCGCTGTTCTTAAACTTTTCCGAATCTCCATTGCTTCTTCATATTTATCAACGGCTTCCTCAAGTGTCTCCTCCAGATCACAAAGAATATCTTCTTCCGCTTCCCATTTATCATGAGTATTTCCATCGGAATCTGGCTCAGCTCGTAACTTGGCATGATTCGTTTCAACAGCCCTAAGTACAGCAGTTAATGCGTCATAAACTTTCATATAATTATTCTCCTATTATCGCAGCTTTCTCATATACGCTTCGGACGTTCTTTTCTGGCTCTCGTAGAAGGTAACGCCGGTAACATCGTTCACAACCAGATCATCATAAGGGATGCCCTTTTTGTTCAGATGGTCAATGAACCAGCGCTTTTTCAGATAGCACCACGGAGTTCTGCTGAGGTCGCCGTAACTCGATGCAGGCCGCTCACATGCGTTGTAGGTCTTGCCGCAGATGCTCCACCACTCTTTACGTACTCGCTCCCGCATTTGTAGGACCTCAGAGGTGCCATGGAGGCCGTGCTCTTCGCCATACTGATAATCTGCCTTCTTGATTTTTGCGTTCTGTCTTGCGCTGACTGCACCAGCCGCACCAAAACCGAACATGCTTAAAATTAACGAAATAGCTCCACTCATGATAGTACTCCTTTATGTTTTTATTCAAACAAGTCGTTGCGAATACGTGGCATATAAGACCGCTTTTCAGATCGATCAAAAACCTTCTGCAACTTTCCAGTTCCCCAATCGCACTTATTAAATTCCATAACACACTGGATAAGAACTTTTAAATCTTTACATTCTCGTCGACGAAGAAGTGCCTTTTGTAATTCTGTTTCAAGATAACATTTCCTCACAGCGTTTGGCTTCGCAAATTCGATGGCATGTTGAATGTCAATAATTTCCATATTTGTCTCATTCAATTCTTTACAAGCATCGACATAAAGTGCCTGAATTGATCCAAGGGTCTCATCCACAATCACCAGCGCCTGTTTTATATTACGTAGAGTCTCACCCTCTTTAATCGGAATACCGTTATCGTATTCTTCTTGTTGGTTTCTTTCGACCTCGGTCATCATAGAACTCTCTACGCTGCCAAGAATTTCCGAAACACTTTTCACTCCAAATCCTTTATCTTGCAGTGCCCTTGGTAGACAAGCCATAGTAGCTTGTGCTTTTTCAGCTGGTTGCAACAGTGCGTCTCCAAGGCTGTCCGTTGCAACCAATAAGTTCTCGTTGTTTCTTTTAATGTAGCACGCACCGTTTGTAATAACACAGTTCATGTGCATCCTCCTACCTTATTATAATAGGGGTCTGCAGATCAATGCTCCCGCAGTACTACAGACTGCCCCTTTTTCAACACCCAGCAGTTCTTGCCGGCATATGCACAATCTTCACAGTGACCGCCACATTCGTTTGCGTCTGCCGGTGCATCGCAAACTCCATTTCTGAACGATACATAAGCAACTGGTAAATTATAGGTGTTATCCATATTATACCCCGGCCATTCTGAAAACAAAATATGTAAATTGCTGGGAATTTTCTTTTTTGCTGCTAAATACTGGTTAACGATTTTATACTGTTTTGTAAATGCCAAGAAATGAGTGTGCGGCAACTTACGAGCGACTCGACACATCATAGCAAGATAGTCCTGACTGATGATATCTCCGCTAACGTGCCATCTAAAATAAAAAGACCCGTAAGCTGCGGCAATTGCTTGCTGTTCGAAGCTGTCAGGGTCTGTTAACCATAGATTCAGGTTGTTTTCATATGCGTTTTGTACCGTTCGTCGCCAATCGAAATGGCTAACATAGCACGTCTTCGCACAAGGCACGTCAGGCGCACAAGTAACCACTCGCGGCATAGAGATGGACTTCACATTGCCCATCTTGCTGTTTGCGTTCGACACTGACAGCTTCAACATATTCAATTTTTACACCCTCACTTTAGGAGGGCGCACTCCTTCCTTATAATTATACCATCCTAATAGTACAATAAATTATACTTTCAAAATCGGCTCATCAGGCATTAAGGGCTCAAATTTCGATTCCACGTCCAAATCATAATGATATGGGATGCCAAGACGATCTAATTCTTCCTTAAAAATTTCAGCCAATTCATCTGGCGAATAGTCTTCGACTTTCATTTTACACCACCTTTTTACGCTTTAGATTATTAACATCACAGCAATAAAACAAAATGCCCAAATCGGAACAATTAACCATGCCCAATCAAGGCAGAAATCAATAAATCGAGATAATAATCTCAAAATATAATTCATCATAGTCCCGTTTGCCTCGTATAAAATTCGATTGGTTCACCAGTTTTGATGTTGACGCCCTGACCAATTACACTAGCGCTATAAGCAGGATAGATTTCATTGCCGCCATCAACCAGGTCAATCTTAATACGAACCGTACCTTTGAAATTTCTTATTAATGTAGTAGTCCGATCATTCTTGATGTGATAATCGTACTTCGGGTTAAACTTGAGGACAGACCGCAAATCCGCTACACAGACCATACCACTATCTGCACAGAATCTGCCGATTACTTTTGGATGGCTGTTTTCGTTAAAAGAGAGCCTGCCGTAAGTCGTACAGCTCCAATCGCCATAATAAGTATCAGATTCAATGCCGATAATTCCATAATTGATCATACAAGTACAATCAAAACTGCGGCGCTCTTCGTTCGTCATATTTACAGACAGATAACACGGATCTGTAATGACAATATCACCATTGAAATCCATAACCTTATCTTCGGCCTCTTCAACCGACACTGTGCCGTACTCCAGATACTCATAATATTGCCCTAGATTTTTATGAAAATGAGCGTAATACTTTGCCGCAGCAGGAATAAACGCCTCTCTATCTTTGAAATAAAAATCAAGGAAATCTTCATCTGTATATGTAAAAAGCAGGTGGATATCAACTGTTTTTACAGGACTTCCCTCTCTGATGGATGCTTCAATGTTAGCGATTTCTGGCCAGAGATTATATTTCTTCAAGCGAACATCCCGATACTCTTCAGGGATTGCATACCATTCATCGAGAAGTCGCTGTGGATAATTTTCAAACTTCTCAACTAGCCGTTTCTTTTCTTGTTCAACCCATTCGTGTGTCATAATTCACCTCAAATAATCAGTTCATAAATCTGACCAAAGTAGCGACAGAACTGTAAATCATCCAGAGTTTTGATTGCCGAATCGAGTGCAAAGAAATGCACCTCTGTCGGATCAAATAAAATCTGCTTGATATCTTTCACGTCGATATCATTATCTTCAAATCCTGCGTCTGCTCTCTCCTGTTTAAATTCTTCATCAGATTCATATGTAAACATTACATCGTTGTAGACTTCTTCCGCATCGAAGTCAATCGTCAAGTCTCCTGCAGACCAGTTTTGCTGTTTTGCCATAGAATCTTCTGAAATAGCAATCAGCCCATAGTTTCTACTAACATCATCGCTAAACTTCTCGCCTGGATATTTTTCTTCAAACGTTTTTCGATCATCGAAATCTACGCCACCGCCACAACTTTCAAGGTACTTTGTAATGCGAAGAATCAATTCATCTTTATTACTAGAATTAAACCAATCCACATTATCAATGATATCCTTTGCTTCCTGAAGAGCGCTCGTGGTATATGCAGACCATTGATAGTAAATCGTTGCGATATCTTCATCAAAAGCATGGACCGTGATAACTAATCTTTGTCCCATTATTTTAATTCTCCTTTTTGATATAATCGTTTTTTATATTCTTCTGTTCGTTGGTGGGCTAGTCGCTGAGCTTCTGAGTCGAGAGCGTAAAACATCCAGTGGTCCTTTATGTATTGATCGTTTTTTGCTTTTGATTCTGGATTCACAATCAATGCGATTGTTTTATGACTCACATTGTATTCTCCGGCTAAACTTCTAAGCGAACATCCACCAGTTTGATATTTTCGTAAAATCTCAGTTTTCTTTTCGCTCGTAAGTTTTACTCGTCGATCTTGAATCTCTGAAAGCCGCATGTTTCTCCATTTATTTGACATCAACAGCCTCTTTTGCCTCACGAAGCTGTCGCATCTTGCCCCAGATGATAAAATTGAACTCATCGTTTTCTGGGATGTTGCAATCATAATCGTCTAAAAACTGCTCTGCAACATCTTCTGCGCAATTCAGAATTTCACTATAAGTAACGCCATACTCTTCTTTGAACGCCTCTTCGTCACAATCGCATTCATTAAACATATCATAGATGTGTCCCTTAGCATCTTCAGTTCGATATTTAAATTGCTGATACCGATATGCTGCTTCGATCTGATCCTCGTTCATCACATAGCTTGTACCAGTTAAATTGCTTACAACAAGAATATCGTTGTCCATAATTATTCCTCTACTGCTTCAATCGAAGTTAATTCGTCTTCATAATCGTTCATTTCATTCTCGTTATACATGATTTTTGCGATTCTTTCCGCTTCTCCTTTTGAGTCTGCCTCAATGACAGTCTCATAGTATCTAATTGCAGAAGCATATACCGTATATTTCATACTACACCTCAGATTCCATGCTTTAAACAATAGTGCCCATAAGATAATCCTTCTGCGTCGGCCTTTCTTACAATGTCTAGGAAGGCTTCCCGAGCTTTATCTTTGGACTCTTTTTCTGCCTGCTTTTTCTGATTACAACAGTTAACTTTTTCTATGTCGACAATACGTTTGCATTCTTTGCAATATTTCACTCCACACTTGGGGCCATACCATGTAGTCCCACATCGCTGACAATAAATCTCTCCATATACAAGCATATTTACACTCCTTCGATATGACTTGCCATCATGTCCGCCGTGTGCGTCCAAAGCACGTTTGGATATTTTGCAATGGCGTTGCCATAATATTTCCACTCGTTTGTATCGGTCTCATATGCGCCCATGTGCCAGCGGATACAAGCGATTTCCTCTTGGGTCAAGGTGACACAACTCGCCAGCATACAAATAGATTTTTCACCGTGATGACTGTAGATTGAATCATTTGTATAAGCGTACTGATAACCATTTTCTGCGCTAATCAACTTGTATTGATCCATTTTACAAACATCATGTAGCAGACCAACAACAACTGGAGACCCGGGATTATCCCACTTCAAACCAAGCTTCTCTGTTAACATCAAAAGATTTTTTGCAACTGCCAGACTGTGTTCAGCTAAGCCGCCGGGGTGGTTGCCATGATATTTGGTAGAAGCCGGAGCGTCCCAGAATCCGTATGTATTAAGAAAATCCTTTACAATAATTGCTTTAGCTGGCATGAAATATTTATCAATCAGTTGATGTGCTTCGTCTTTGATATTCCCATCATTCATTTTAATAGGCAAAATTTCAACACAACCCTTTTTACCAAGCAACTTGTCCATCAGTTCATCCGTTGCTTTATCGTCATATAAAGTGTATACACTACACTCTAGAGCTTCTGCGATTCGAACTATATTTTTAACATTTGTATCACGTTTTATTTCGTTATACAAAGTCGTGTATGGCATATCAACCATACGGCTTAATTTTTTCAAAGAAATTTTCTTTGCTTTTGCAATTTTATAAATATTTTTTGAAACTCCCATTTGCACATACCCCTCATTCTCCAATAATGTTTCCATCTTCAAAACGAATTGCGGCGACATAGTTTTCCTGCCCCTGCCGAAAGCCAACCGTTTGGATATTTTTAAATACAGAATTGTATTCAGTGATTGAAATTAGGTCATTCCAATCAACTGTTTTTCCGTCTTTAGAGAAAAAGATGCCAAGACCCGGATAATCGTCCGTGGCTCCAGTTGGTAGACACACAAAATATCCGTCAGGAATTGCAATCTTGGGAGTCGTTTCATCAATTACAAACATAATCAAATCTCCTCAAAACAGTCACAGTCAGATACGATTTCGTTCGTAACATCTTTCTCGTATCTCTCAGAATCTCCGCAACAGCAATAATAATGCTTTAGAAACGGATTTTTATCATCGACATCAATCTTGTTATCGTGAAGTGGAAAACTATATTTATCTCCCAAATAGCAGCAATCCGCACATTTTGTGACATTATCCTTTTTATTTTTAGCTTCACCAATAACTCTCTTTGCCCAGCGTTCAAAACTCGCCACAACATCATCGTCCATCTCGTACTGGTAATAGAAATCGAGTTCGCCATATTTGTCAATTCGATACATTGCCGTGACAATCCCGCACTCTGGATTATTAGCGTCAATGTATCCGATTTTGTTATTCCCGCCAGAAGTTTCGGTTTGAATAAGAGTCCACATAATCAGATCTCCTTACAAATGATAAATCTGCCAAATGTCCTTATAATCACGTCCAACGATCATCATCGTCGTGTCATCACCATCTATATACGGTTCGCAATCCTTGCCTTCTTTATCATCTTTCCACGTTCTATAGTAATCCCAGTAGGTGCGTTGAATACATTTCTGCATTTCTTTTTGAGCCGCTTCATTACTTTCAAACTTGCTTACGCTGGCAACATAAGCTGATGTTTCCTGACTTTCATAAATATTGATAAGTAAAAACATATTGTACACCTCCATTTAAACTATTCTGGCGGCGGTTATGTCTGCCCCAGTACCGCTACTCACCTGGCATCCGCTACGAATTAACCGAAAATCATAATTTCTTCCATTGATTACACCTCAATGTCAATGTCAATATCAAAAGAAGAAGTTCCGTCTTCATTCTCTTGATAGTTCATTTCAGCGAGAGAGTCCATACACTCCTTTAACTTCTTTTGCGTGTTCTCTACATCTGGATGGCTTAGAAGATACCGGAGTCGTTTTGCTCCATCAGCACTCAAAATAATATCTTCATTAACGTAATGCATTTTATTCCTCGTTTACAATTTCAATCTGACACATCTTCATGGCAGCCAGTGCGTTCTTGTGAGACTCAGGAGTGACGCCAGCACAGCAGCTTGCATCCACGATGATAGAAACCTCGTGGAGCACATTTTTCAACATGATCGCATTGGAGATAACACAGATATCCGTGCAAAGTCCGACCAGCGTGATTGAGTTAATTTCCACGTCAGAATACCAAAGAAGAGTCTCTCGTAAGTCCTGCATCATATAATAAGAGCCGAACGCTTCTTTGTCGTAAATGGGATTGTCAGATTCCCACATCTCGTCAGTGATTGTCGCGGCAACCTCATCGATCAACTGCCACCCCCACGTCTCTTCTAAACAGTGCTTCACGGGGAGATGCTTGCCTTCTTGAGTTTCAAGATAGTTTTCATGGTGTGTATCTCTGGTATACAAAACCTTGCCATTCCAGTTCTTGATCTTCTCCACAACCTTCGGCACAATAGCTTTCGCCTCTGGAGTGCCAAGAGCGCCGGTTACGAAATCGTTCTGCATATCAACAACAATCAAGACATCGACTTTTGTCTTTTCCATTGCTAAATCCTCCTTGATTAGACTCACCAGTCAAACGGGTTTGAATTATATACCGACATCGGCAACAGCTTGAACGTGTTTGCATCATGCATCCGATCAATCTTGGCCGCAGTTGCAGTATCGCCCCCGAAATCTCCAGTACGGATATACTTGTCAAGGAAATCATAGGTAAAGCCGAAGTTGTCTTCATCAGTCTTACCGGTCAGACCATCTGCAGGTGCTTTCTCAATGAACTTTTCAGGTAGCCCCAGTTCGCGGCCAACAGCCTTTACCTCGGTAACAGTTAGCTTGCCAAGAGGGCTAAACTGACCAGCTCCGTCTCCAAAAAGAGTGGCAAATCCAACATAGTCCTCCGAAAAATTAGAGGTGTTCGCTACCCGCCCATTCATACTCTGAGACACCATGAACAGGGTTGCCATACGGATTCGTGCCGGCAGATTTACACGAGCCTGCTTGGAATCGCACAGACCGGCAATTCGACCCCTAGCCAGTAATGCATTCACAGTCTCTGCGATATTGATCTCGAAGGACTTGATACCAAGATGCTTAACCAGATCCCGCGCTACATCAATGTCGTCCTGCACCCCCTGCGGCATCAGAACGCCGATCACTCGACCATTACCAAGCGCTTCACAGCACAGAGCTGCCACAATGCTGGAATCCTTGCCGCCAGAAATACCAACCACAGCATTGCAGTCAGGACCATTCTTGCGGAAATAATTCCGAATCCACGTAATGATTTCATCTTTTGTCTTTGATGCATCAAATTCATAATTGCGCATATTACTTCTCCTTCAATCTCCATAGCTCAACATCTACGTCTTGAAATGTAACATCAATGATCTTCTTGACGGTCTCCCAATCAGCACCACCACGAACACAGCCGATTCCATATGGCATAGCCACTTTAGTTCCAGTCATCTTAGCGAATTTTGCAACTTCTTGAAATGCCTCCATCAGTGCGCCAACAGACGTGTACTGCTTTCCGTCATATCCATAACTGTTCTGACCAAAACAATTGATGATCCATCGTGAACCTTTTTCATCGACTGGCACCATCTGAGCGACACCAAGCATTCGTCCCGGATAGTCCTTGTTGGTTTCGCAGTAAGTGTGATATTCCTCATACACATTCGGAAACCGTTCGCGAACTTCTTTAGCAACGCCTGATCCCATTACACCCTGACAATTCACCTGATGGCAAATAATATCTGCGTCAGAATCAAATACGTTGCCTTCTTTGATTACAACAGCCATCAGAACTTCCCTCCCCACAGTCGGTCGCGGACTTCCTTCAAACTGTATTCTTTAACCATCGCCCCATTGCGGAATACAGGCTGCAGCATGTTTCCGTCAGAATGAGCAGCGTGATCCATCAGGCCATCAGTACAAACCAGCTTTCCAGAATCATCCTTAGTGACATAACACATACCCTTCAGACTCTTCTTAAAGTGATCGGTGTCGGTCTTGGAGTCCTTGAAGATCTGAATCTCCTTGCCATTGACCACGCCATAAGTTGCCTTGACTGCCATGCCAAAAGTATCGCGAGTGAACGGCTTCAACTGACCATTCTGCTCGATGCACTGCATGGAGAAGGAACCAACGCCAAGACTGACATTATTGCAGGCAAAACCGTGTGCTTTAAGTTCGGCATAAATCTTTTCACAGCGCTGCACAGTGATAGAGTCGCCATACAGAGCCTTTACATGAGGGTCGAGCACCTTATAGCCCTTACTGTTGACCGTGCCGCCGAAAATATCCCACAGATGATAGACGGTCTGCGTGACGATTTCGACCGGATTACCAGAGTCGCCACGAATCAGTAGCGTGCCATTATGCGCCATAATCTCATCCTTGAGCTGCGGCAGAATGTTATCGACCAGATTCCAGTAATCATAGGAGTCAGACACCATGCTGAAACTCATATTGGGATACAGCTCAGTCAGCGCCCGGCAGATGAAAGTGATCTCATCGCCATCGACTGCGAAGTTAGAACACATCACACTATGCTCGGTGCTAACAGCGCCAAACGCAACGGGCTCTTCTTCACAATTGCAGCGATACATTTCTTCCAGATACGGAATCGCAGGGACAGTAGCCGTATTCAGAAAACTCAGACACCAACCGGCGCTTGACTTAACTGCCGACTGCATACACTCCTGACCACGGAAACTGAAATCACCCAGAGCACGAGCATGAGGCACGCCATCCTCCACGGTTTCATCGTAATACTTGTCCACGATATCGCGATACAGAGTTCCGACCGTTGCAGAAATCATCGGATGCCACAGCTCAGAACTCATAAAAGATTCGAGGAACTGCGGAACCCATGCGAAATCAGGATGCGTATTGCTCATCTCAAGGAACGGCACATGGATGGGGCAACGAGTACCTTCTGGCAGCGCCTTGATTTCAACAGGAAGATATCCCAGATCATGTAGCGCTGCAATCTTGCTCAGATCGTAAGCATCCTTACCAATGGTCGCATCCAGATATCGCTTATACTGAGGAACGACCATTTCTTTTGGCTCGTCGAAAAAGTTGTCATTGAAATACTGCACCAGATAATCCTTGCAAAATGCCTGAACGCCAAACACAACAACTTCATCCACGCCGTCCAACCGACTCATACGAGGCGTGAAGTAACTGACCAGCTTGGTAGTGCCGGCCGGAAACTGCTTACTGTGCGTTGTCTTGTAGAAGTCACACAGCAGCATCGGGTTAATATTGATCATTTCATATTCTCCTTTTCAATTAGTCGGAAGTAATCGTCAAGGACATTTTTCAGTTCCTGCTTACAACACCATCCGAGCTCGTCAGACTCTTGGATTTGACAAGTCAGAATATCAAGAGCGTTATAGATTTCTTCTTTGTTAAATTTCATATCAATCCTCATCCCACTTGTGTTCAAAAACAGTGATCTTGTCGTGATGGCCGGTGAAGATACTGTCCGTGGTATAGACCATATGAATCAGTTCCGGGTCGTCAAACAGATGGCCGCGTTCTTTATCCAGAATACTGTTCTCACAATGACTGATATACATATCGATATCGCCTACGTTCAGCTCTTTCAGCTTTTCAGCAGAATAAAACATAGTGCCACCGTAAGAGCAGATATCATCGATCATAAGGACCTTGCCTTTCTTTGGAGGATATCCCGTGACATCCAAACCAAGAATCTTGCCGGTCTTCCACTCACGCTTCTTGTCTCCGTGAATGATATAAGCCTTACAACCCACACGATCGAGTGCCCAGTGAACAGTTTCCTCGTATCGTTTCATTGCTCCTGCATCTGGGAAGTAGATTACATCAGGCTTGCTTTCTTCGATTACCTGACAAATCTCACGAATCGGAGTGCGTACTTCACACCGATTGATCAGAGCGGGGGCCACATCACTATGAGGATCAAAAACAACAACGCGGCTGAATTCACACCGGTTGATCTCGTCAGCAAACCACTTGAGAGTGAACACGTCTTCGTCGTGATAGGCGCGATCCATACGAGCGTTCGGAATATACGGCATAAACAGCTCGACTTCTGCCCCGTTATCCTTTGCGTCCTTCGCGATCATAATGACCGTGGGAAGCTCTGCCATGGATTCAAACGTCCAGACGATACTGATCGCATTGAGATAATTGATGGTCAGATCCTTCTTGATCAGCGGGGTGCCATCAGGAAAAGAACTGATTTCATAATGATTTGCTTTGACCATATTGAGCCTCCTTAAACCGCGTAATGTAGGCTACGCCCACCACGACGTTCAAACATAATGTACTTAACCGTTTCCTTTTCAAATTCAGCGTAATCTGCCTTTTCCCACTCATAATCTCGGTCATACGGGTTTTCGACTCTGAGATTCTCACCAGAAATCATACATTTTCCAGTCTTCTGATCGAATTCAATATTATCCGTATTGAACCGAATCAAATAACTGTCCTTGCCCACAATTGGGGTGAAGTAATCAGAATAATCATGACCGCCATTAAACAAATCATAACTACCATGGCTAACAGACTTTTTGCCACTTTCAGTTACTGCCGTGACGGTATAGGCCATGTCGTCCAGATTGATGATATTCAGATCCATGATGGCATCCTTAAATGAGGTACCGAGATTCAACTCAAAAGCGATGGATCGCAGACAATCGTAATTCAAAGTGACGCGAGAAGAGAACTGGATAACAGATTCAATTTCGCCATAATACTTTGGATCAAGCTTATCCTGTAGATAAATACGAATCTCTTCAGCCTGCGGATAATCGAAACGAAAATGATAATGAAAGCGACCCGGACGGTTTACAAGATAATCGTTCAGACTACGCAACTGATTGCAAGTAACAACAAACAACTTCTTTCCAGTCGTAGTTCCGTCAAACAGACTCAGCATAGTATCCTGCGGATTTTCGTTGTCTGTAGAACGGAAAGTTTTATCAAACTCATCAAATAGAACCATAACTTCCTGCGTAATGGATTCAATAAAACTAGCAATACCAGGAATGTACTCGTTTGCCAAAATAACAGGATAGCCTGCATCAACCGCAGTCTTAGCAATCATTTTAGCAGTCAGAGACTTACCAATGCCTTTATCACCGCTGAGGATCACACCAAGATTCCGAGTAAACACCTTAAACGTACTCATTACCTTGGCTGCCTTCTCATTGGCAACACCGTACACCTTTTCATCGACAACCATATCTGGACGACGAGTCAAATAAAAACCGGTCATCTTAGCGAAACAAATGTCATATGTGCCAGCTGGGATCTGATCGTAAGCCTGCATATCGTCGCCATACAGATGTAAACGGCCAGAACTTTCAACAACTTTCATCTTAAACCCTCCATTAAACTTTCTTCAACATATTCGAAGCCATTGTAATCCTCAATGATTTCATATTCTCCCAGAGGAACCCATCCGCCGCAGCACAAGCACAAAATCTTTCCGTCTCCAAAAAGAATGCCCATATGTTCGTCGGTGGGTTCTTTCAAATCTCTGAATCGTACAACGCCAGCCGCTTCATTATCTTTCACGACTAATCACCTCTTAGTTCAGCTCTTCCAGCTTCTTCATCAGCTGCTCGACATCCATGTCTTCTAGCTCCTTGTCCTTCTTCTTAGCCACGATCTTCATAATCTTATCGCGCTGTGCCTTCTTCTCGGCAGCATTCACACGAGCCTCGGATTCAGCCAGCTTGACGGATACGATATACTTAACCAGCTCAATCTTGTTTGCCAGTTCGGTATCTTCGGCGCTCTTAACAGCCAGCAAAGAATCCTCGTCAGCAGTCTTCTTCTGGCGGTTCAGAGTCTTAAAGATTGCATCCAGAGCCTCAACATTCAGATCCCACAGATCTTCAACAGTCATGACGCCCTTGTAGGTAAAACGGTAACGATTACGAGTTGCGATTTCAAATAAATTCTTCTCCATAATAATTTCCCCTTTCAAAATTACAGTAACGACCGACAAACAAGACATTTTGCTGTGCCAACAAACATATCATCAGTCCAATTTTTATAATGGTTGTCTTCTTTGATTCGGTAGCATTCTCCGACTTCAGCAATCGTCACAATTTTTCCAGCAAGTTTCATTCTTTCTTCTAATGCCAACTTAATTGTCACCGAGACTCCAGGTTTGTTACTCAGACCTCGCATGTAGTAGATCCTTCCTTGCTCAAAATTGTCAATCAGACGTACTTTATCGCCAACCTTATAACGAGCCATCAAATCACCACTTTCAGAACTCGCTCAGTAGCGCCCTGAACCTTGACAATAAAGGAATCATGCTTCGTCTCAGAGAAACCAACACCAGACAACTGGTCATCTACCGACTGAACTGCCATCTGAGAACCTAGAGCCTCAAATACACGCTTATGCTGTAGCAGTTCCGCTTTCAGGAATTCGTTGTAGAAACCGTTGGGCTTTTCAGGGTTGACACAATCCTTAAGCATGAAGAAGTAGTGACGGTTGCCATTGCCGGTCTGCTCATCCCAGTAGTTCGGAGAATACATAGCTACAGACACCGGTGCAAACTGATTAGAGTTCACGCCCCAAATCTCACGCGTGCTAGTAGAACTGGGAAGCAGCTCCTTGATAGAGAACTTGCCATTCTTCAGAGTGACCTTTGCTACGGCAACATTCTGACCCTGATGAAGCGGCTTGTTATAATTGAAAGAGTAAATGTTGCCATCGAACTCGATCTCAGCACGGAAACCGGTCTTACCACCACGACTAGCAAAGCATCTCACATAGAAGCTGTACTCGCCTTCCTTCATCTTTTTGATATCAGGCCATGTAATATTTTCGACCGCGGCTTTACCCTGATTAGGATGAAGGATATCCACATCCAGGCGGCCATCAGTACGAGGGTTCCACTTATCGCCATAATAGATATGATTCTTATCGGGTTCAATGCAATGAGCATCCTCATCGTTTTCATCCCACTCGCCCGGCTTATCGTTCCACTGAATAGAAAAACGCAGCACGCCATCGACCTTGCCGCCAGCAGCCTTAACGTTTTCGCGAATATCGCTGTCTGCCATATTGCCGGTATATGCCCAACTGAAACCATTAGGCCACTTGAACATGCTCGGCGCACTCTTATCCTGCGGAGCAATCAGAGACATCATATTCTTCTCGAAACGATTTTCCATGAACAGCTCCAGCCCAGTCGCAGTCGGCAGCACGTCCTTGATGAACTTGTCGATGCCAATTTCCTCTGCGCGGCCAAACTTCTTGGGATCAATTGCAACAGTCTTAGCCATTGCTTCAAACGGATTTGTAGCGCCAGCAATACGAGGGGCAGCATCCCGGTTGCAGAACAGGATATTATTGGCGGTGATATCGTCCAGAGTAGCAAACCGACGACCCAGGCTGCTCATATAGCCCAGCTCGGTAACGGTCTTCTGTGCGTCCTCCAGCATCTTCTTGGTGAAAATCGCCTTGGGACGCTTATAGTTTGCAGGAGCAACAACCTTCTCAAAGGCGGTAACGGCGGAATCCACATCCATGCCCTCACTCAAATTGATAAGAAGGGTGCCGATAGCGGTGTTACGAATGCGAAGCTGCGCCGCCGTAGCATACGTAGGGGCAAGCCATACAAAGGCAAGCTTTTCATTAACAGACAGCTTGTCATAATCAAGCTTATCATGCTTAAACTCCTTTACAGACCGCTCAAACTCCTTGCCGCGATACAGACTATTCTGAGCAATCAGCTCCAGCACAGTATCAACAGCCTCCATGGTTAACTCTTCCAGGGAACGCTTGAACACGTTTGCGGAGTCACGCCACTGTGCCATCTTAGTAGACACGTCATCAGGCTGCATAATAAAACGCTGCGGAATCTTGACTGCGAAATGATCCCAAGTATGCACATCCTTGTGGTTTTCATCGTACTCGTAGTTCATCTCGGTGCCGAACATATCGCCAGAACCGATCATATTACGGCTGACAAAGTACGGATTCACAATGGCGCGGCTCTTTACATAGGCGGCCAGCGCATCAACAACAGGCTGATACTTGGCAGACTTTGCATCGAAATCCCAGATGGAAATCAAATTATAATTCTTGTCAAACGCCACCAGCTTGCCGATATTCTTTGCAAAACGGCGGCAGCAGGAGCAATCATACTCGCGCCGCTTACGGAACAACTCATTCGTGCCGGCCGGGAAACTGTCGAGATACAGATTGTACAGTTCATCCTCGTCTGCATCGGTGATAAACAGTGGATTCCCACTCTTCACCATCTCATTAAAGTGGTCCTGCAGCAGTGCACGAAATTTCTTAAAATCAGACATTTTCATTCTCCTTTATAATAATGATTTACAACAAAACTGGTTTACCGGTTCAAGCATCTCGTCGGACCACGTCCAGTTACATCCTTCTACATCGTACGTAATGTTACAATTTAAGATAGTTGTAATTTTGCCAGCGTATTTACACATACTAAATGAAAACCCAGGATCATAGCCTGGTTTTGGTCCACTTACCATTTTGTAACTTTCTTGACAACCAAGGTCACGACGAACTCTAACTTTGTCGCCAACTTTATATTTGTAATCCATTTCAAATCCTCACAGCAAACTTTTGCAAATCAGATTCTTAGGACGATCAAACATTTCATCCGTATAATAATATGTTTTTCCATCCTCAAGAATTTTGTATCGACCGTTTGCTTTATGAGAAATATGTACAATTTGTCCACGATAACCTACTTGTCCGCGTCCGCTCCATGACGTCTCAACGCCATTGGCATCCGGTTCTGGACCAGATCTCATATAATAAACTACTCCAGACTGAAGATCTTCCCTGACGCGAACCACTTCTCCATTCTTATATTTGTACTTGCTTTTCGACACGTTCTCTTACCTCTTTTCATAATAGACTTTTACATGTAAACGGTTTTTTAGATTCTTCAAACATTTCATCTGCCCAATATCTGGAGCTTTCTTTTACCCTGTAACACATTGAACTACAACAACAATCATAGCCCTCGATTGTGACTTGTTTTCCTCGAAAATTTTCCATAGAAGGAGTAGCAATAATAGCATCATTTGGAGTTTCTCCTGACAACATCTTGTATGCTTCACGATTTGATAAATCTTTTCTAACCGTTACTTTATCTCCTGGTTTAAACTTATAGTTCATAGTTCATTCTCCTTCAAACCAGTTGGAAACATTCTCAGCGATTTCATCAAGTTTTTCCTGATCCATTTTGATATATCTCATCGTAATACGCTGGTCGCTGTGATTAAATTTTGTTTGGAGAATATTCAAGATATTCGCGCCATCAACTGTACCCTCAGCACTTTGTAATGCTGCCATGGCATAAGTTTTTCGCATACTATGAGTGGACAACTCAATATCCAAACCACACGCCTTACCAGCTTTCTTCAAAAGGTTGCTCACCGATCTAACGTTAAGTTGTCCACCTTTCTTGCTCTGAAAAAGAAGTGTGTCACGGTCAATTCGAAAACTAATTGCCTGATAATATTCTCTTAAAGCTTCTTTTGCCATATGAGAAATCTTACACACGTTTCGCTTGCCGGTCTTCTGCTCGATCAGCTCAACATGATCTTTTACATGAGCGTTCTCATAATAAACATCAGCCGTTTTAAGCTTCAACAAATCGCCACATCGAACGCCAATTGAACAACCGAGAATAAACATCGTTTTGTTTCTTAACGCGATTTCTTCACGTCCGTTAGACCCAAGGTAATCAACAATCTTCTTAAAATCTTCCTTTGACTTGATAGGGTCTGCCGGAGTTGGCTTTCTGCGCCCATCCTTGAGATAAAGACTGTCCGTCCGACGAAGTTTCCGTGCTTTTTTCGTTTCATTAGCACTTTTAACGGCCTGCTGAATAATTCGTTCAATATCGTCCTCTGTAACAATGAGTTTTGCGAGCTGATCTTCAACGGGGAAAAGAATGGTTTTTTGCACCGTCTTTTTGGCGGTTTCTGCCATTTAAATTCACTCCTTTACAAAAGACTTTTACATGTAAGTGTTTTTGGAGATTCAAACATCGTGTCAGTCCAACTCCAATAGTGGCTGTCCTCGCAGAGCATATAAACACCGCAGATTTGATGGTCGATTGTCATAATCTGTCCACGATACGTTTCCATAGCCTCATTGACTCCCGGATCGTAACCATACTTTTCTCCGCTTTGCATTGGATATTCTGCGCCGGCTGTCAAGTCTTTCCGAATTCTTACTTTATCGCCAACTTTATATTTGTAATCCATAATCAATCTCTTTTCTAAATTGTGAGTAATAGTTTGGCTGGAAGAACATTTGCGAGATAATTTGGAGGGATCTTCGATCCCGGAAGCATTGTCGAGTAAATGTTCTGATGGCCAATGAGTCGCAGTGATGGCAGCCGCGATCTCCAGCTCCGCTGGGATCTAGGCTGCAGAACGGAGACTCCGCCCTTGCGAACTAATTTGATCCATAGCTCAGGAGGGCGAGGCTGCCTGTGGTTGGCAGCCCTAGAGCCCGTATGAGCGTGCTGTGGTATTCTTCATAACTGTCGGTCAACCGGCAGCTCGCGACGTAGAACGCCCGATATTCAAAAGAGATTACAATATATAATTACTTGGATTCTTTGTCCTGCTCTCGCAGTTCATCAACAAGACGCTCCAAACAAATTTGTAGAGCGTCGTGTCCGGCCTCAAGCATTGCCTGATGAATGTTCACTTCAAAATCACACAAAAGATCTGCACATAAGCTCATATCCTCTGCGTCGATTTCTTTAATGCCAAGCTCCTTGATTGCGCTTGCAACATCAGACGGCCCCCAATAGACCATTGCTCTGTGGTCGTCGATATCCAACAGGTCAACAGGACACCCGATGGATTCCTCTACGACACTTGCCGCTTGATCGAGCAATTCAACTGGAGTGCCGCCATCTCTACACATCATTTCAATCATTAGAAAACAACTCCCTCTTTTGGTTTTAAGTCAGCTTTGAGCATTGCCATCATATCAACATGATACTTTTCGTTGTATCGAGAAATCACTGTGTCGACCGATTCTTTTTCTACCATACGGTAGTAATTCAGCCTGCCATTAAACTGCTGCAGGTCTTCGAGATCCCATGTTTTTCCTTCTTTCTTGCAGACGATGTAATTAGAAGCCATCTTCTTGAAGTCCTTAAAATTACGCCATCCAACTGTGATATCGTTATTGGCATTCCACATCAGACCAAGCATCCAGTTTTCGCTCGAATGTCGGTTGCCATAATGCGTTTTTTCTTCATTCAAAGTAAACGGAGCATTGATTGCATCCAACGTCTCTTTGATAATATCCTGCATTTCCATCGGGTCAAAACTCAGATAACAACTGATAGTGATATCGTCTGCATATCTGGTGTATGTAAAAGTGCGAGAAATGCCGTCTTTCATGGTATATTTGTAAGAAAGCTTCTTGTTTAACATATAATCAAACGGGATCATCATAACGTTCGTAATCCACGGACTGATTGGCGTTCCCTGCGGAAGACCGCCGTTCAAGAAGCACAGACGCATCGCTTTAGTCAGCTGATTGTATCCATTTCGATCTTTCATAATGAGAGAAAACGGATAAATCTTGCTGAACATGCTGTAGATAAAATCAGGAGTGGAACTCGGGAAGAACCCATGAAAGTCAAACTTGACAGCCCAGTTGTTTTCATATGTGACGATCTTTTCTTTCCCAGTCTCACGATCTTTTACTGTATATTTGTGCCCCGCCTGATGCTTTTTAATTGCACTCAGAGTGCCGCGCCCATTGATATATGCGTGTGCTGCCGTGTGATAATCAGCAATCATGAAACTTTTTAACAGCGTCCGCAACTCAACCAACGCATCACTCAGTTCGTTTGTCGGGGCATCAATCGGTCGAAATCCACCAGTTTTCTTAGGGATTTCAAAGTGATAGTAATACGTTGACAGGTCATGTACTGCTTCAAGACGAGCATATTTCTGATTAAATTCCGTCAGCTGTGTGATCATACTAGTGACATTTGTGATAGTCACCAAACGATCATTCAAACCTTCGCGCTGTACGGTTCGAGTAGAAGTTTCATCGCCACCATATTTCAACTGATTCACATCAACGACTCCGCTAAGGATTTCGTCAAACGTAATCTGTCTTGTTCTCGGTGGATTCCAATAAGTAACGTACATATGTTTACCTCTTCTTCTAAATCGTGATCTAAACAGTGGTTGTTAGTGGTTGCCTCCTCAGCGAAGACGTCGTCAGTGGATACCTCCCTGCGAGTTTTGCATTTGAACTCGCTTGCGGGTACGTGTCTTCGTTAATTATTTCGGTCAACAGATCTATATACCTGCAGAGTCGCCGGGCGCGGCCGTTCGATCATGATCACGGCTGACCGGTGGGGCGTATATGCTCTTACCTTTACGAACCTGTCGGTCATCCGGCAGGACTGTATATTTCAACAGTAATTCATCACGATTTTTTTATTTATTCTTTATGCAGCCGTAACGTTAAAAGTATACGGATTTGCAACGATCATTTTCTTCAAAGGTGCGATATTAGTCGCGAAATTGATAAAGTTTGTGACCGCCAAACAACACACAAAACGAACAGTCGGGGCGAGACCCTGAACGATACCACATGCGGAAACCGGAGTTCCAGCCTGTGCATCTTCATGAGAGAAATTCATAGAGTTCCATAAATTCTCTCGGTCTTTTTCCTTGCTCCAATCTGCTGCCCAGCACTGTGCATCGTGGAATCCGGTGCGAATATCAAACACACCCTTGATATTCGGATTGTACTTGTTCACCTCCATGAACTGCTTGCGAATTTCGATGTTGTCGACCGCGAGGAATACATAACCGCGAATCATCTCGCCCTGCCAACCATTCGGCTTCAGAACGATTTCATCTTTGGCATCAGGATTGATGGCGCAGATAATATCGCGAACCGCCTCGACTTTTGGAGCCTCAATATTGTTGGCGAAGAACATCTGGTTGACGATATTCTTACTTTCAACCTCGTCCATATCCCACAGCGTGAAATTCTTCAGACCATACCGTGCGAGAAGTTCCGCCACAGTAGAGCCAACCGAACCACAACCAATAATGTGGATCTGACCGCTGATATCATCGGGGTTGAATACCATTTCAATCTTACTCAGATTCATTTTGTAGTCCTTTCTTTAATTGTCATACGGAAAACAGCTGGAATTCCAGCATGTATCAAGATCTTCTGGATTTTCCTTGTAATAATTGACCAGTGGATACCGACTCTCAGACGTTTCTTTGACTTTCGGAGCCGCTGCACCAGTTACCGTCTTGATTTGCGGCACTGGCGTTTGCGTGGCAACTGTTTGCGGGTACGTTTTTTGCGGCGTAACTGCTTTACCATAATAGGTGCCTGCTCCATAAGCTCCGTAATTTGCGGCTGTGCTTGCGACATATACAGGACGCTTTCGAACCGTTTTGTCTGCATCCTCGAGAAATCGAGTCGAGTCAAAATCTCCAATAGTAACCTTGACATCGGCTCCCTCATAGATGACATTGTCGGCCAGATCAATGACGCGAACGTTGTACTGCCGCTTCTTGTTCCAGATCATAAAAATCTGATAACTCGTCGGCTTGAGTCCGTCAATGAATCGCCACTGATCCTCCATATCGCGACTACTCGGCGTTACACCGAAATCGACATGGCTGTGTCCCTGAAATCTCAGGTTGCGAATCGTTTCAACAGGCAGCGCCTGAAACCACTTTGAGAATTCTTCCTGATCAGTGTCTACGGTAGTGCCGGTTACAGTCTGAGGATACAGCAGAATCTTGGTAATTTGAAAATGCGTCTTATCGATGCGATTCACGATGCCGCGCCATGCGACCTCACAATCGAAGTGATCAATCAACGCAAACATCTGAGAATACGCTTCGTAGGTGAAATTCACCTCAACAGCATCCTTCTTAACAGAAGCAAAATTCTTCTTGTATGAGAAGGAATCCGTCTTAACCCTACCGGTCTTATACAGTTCCTGAATGAACTCTCGTGCCATATCTGCTGCAACCTGCTCCGTGATGTTAATGGGCTTCATCTTCAACGACCTCCTTCTTTACTGCTTCTGCTGGTGCTGCTGCGCTCTTCTCGTTCTTAAGAATGTCGAACACCTCTGCCACCGTGTACAGGTTGCCCGCGTTATCCTCGATACACTTCCGAGTTTTGATATAGGATTCGTCAAACAAATCGTACATGAGATCGCTTACAACGGTGCAATCCTTCCAGTTGAGAGATGCACTTGAACCAATAATCGTAGTCAGGACGCCAATGTAATCGTGTTTTACACTAAGCGCATTGAGCATCTCTCGATAACCGCTATAGCACGCATGCCGATCGATATGAGGCTGACGAATACGATCCTTCATCAAATCAGAGCGACCTTGCATATCAGAACCACGAATTGCTTCAACCTTGCAGCTGGAATACAGTCGCCATTCACAGTAGGTGCGAATAGCGAACCGATGGGTCTTCCAAATTGAAACAAAGAAATCTTTCGTAAGTTCCGTGTCATACGGCGAACGCTGAAAAATGTAGCTTCGACTATTTGCCTTTTTCTCAACACAAGTGCGGAACTCGCCCTCATCACAATCGTTCAGCGTGCCAACATAACCAATATAGATTCGATCACTATCGGAGCCAAGATAAACCAGCGTCTTGCAGCGCTTCAGGAAATTAACAATTGCAGCTTCGTCATCCTCAGTGCAGCAAGAACGGTCCATGATCATAGTAAGTTTAAATTGAGCTTCTTCAAGACTTTTATTTCTATCACGGATAGCGTTATATTTATCTTCGATATCATTTTGGATTTCACGAATGTATCGCTCCTGCCGAGAAATTTCGTTAGCGTAGTCCTTCTTGCAAAATCCCTTCAGAGCGCCACGCAACTTCTTACCATAGAAGTCGCCGGTCTCATATGCCTTCTCCATGTATTTGCCGAAAGCTTCGTTGTCCTGATCATAAAGAGTGCGCAGCATTGCCTTCTCATCATCAGTCAACGGCTGATCCGCGAAAAGCCACGGCATCAGGTTAGGCAAACAACTCGCCGCCATGTGCATGGCCTGAATCAGATTCTTCTTGGCACAAACAACGACAACACCCTGCTTCTTTTCGTTCTGATATACATAGACGTTGCCATTCTTATCGATGTACTTAGCTGCAACATCCATGATCTTCCAACCGACAGCTTCGTAATCCGCATTATACTTCTTGAACTCAGAGATAATGGCGTCTGTTTTCTTATCGTCGATTGCCTGAAACATGATGCCATACTTCATCTGATTGAAAGCATTATCTTCATGAACGAACATGTCCTTAGCGAACTTTTCGTCATCGCCCATATAGAACTGCTGACAATCAATAATCGACTGAATGCAATGTCCTCTCGAAATAGAATGTTTAATGCGGTCATCATTGATCAGAACGCGCAGTACAGACAACACCACATTATCGTTGAGATTGCTGTTGTCACAATTCAGAATCAACGGATATGCTTCGTCGCAATCTCTCGAACCGATCTTGCTGAAATAAGCTGTGAAAGCCATACGTATTTCCTCCTATTTAATTTCAAAGCCCAGATACTGGACACATATAAGGCAGACTTTAACCGGCCTGCCAGCGGCTGCAGTGTTTAGAATATCGTTGTAACCAATAACGAATTCAGTTGTTTATTTTCGAATCAGTGCGATTAGTTCATACCAGTCGCATTGTCGTGCTTGGAGATAGAGGCCAGATACACCTCATCGCCGACGCCCAGCTCAGACAGCGGAGTGTTCAGCTGTGCCACCGTCAGAATGCAGCCATCCAGGGTGCTCTGGCCATTTGCGTAATTCACGCCATGCTTTGCGAACACGTCCTTCGGGGTCATGCTGGTAGCAACAACGTCCTCGATCTTGTCGTCATTAGTGGTAACCCAAATCTTAATCATAGTATGTACTCCTTTTTAATTTAAAAAATATCGTTTACTCGTTAAAATGCCGGACGTATTGCGCAGGAACATCCGGCGTGGAACCTCAGCGGCGCTCTTACTCGGCGTCTGCGTCCTCACCATCGATAGTGATTGCAGCATTCATGGCGGCCTCATCAGCGTTGATGGACTCCATAGCGGCTGCGATCTGCTCCTCGATCTTGGTGCCGTGAACGATAGTCAGACCGATCATGTCGCGAACCCACTCCTTGATCTCTGCCTCGGACTTCATGCCAGCAGGAACAGGGCGGCTCAGAGCGGCAACCTTATCGCCAGTGACTGCATCCTGAGCAAAAGCCACGCCGAACTTGCTGATATCATCCTTAGAAGCAACAGCAATGGCGCTCACAAGCTTCTTCTCCTTGCCCTCGCCTTCATACAGCTTCAGAGCCTCGGGACGGAACTTCTCGACCTTCTTCAAGGTGGCGACATTGTAAGAGGAAGTGACGAACAGGGTATTGATCTTAACATTAGCCTTCATGATTTTTTCTCCTTTGTAATTAAAGATTGATATGTAAACGGGCAACCACCCGTTGTACCTTATGCGGTTTGCAGTAGCTCCTTCATATCATCCAGAGCTTCGTCCCATGTATCGGCCGACTGAATAAACTGACCACTATCCGCCGATACAATTTCATAGTGGCCGTCGACATACTTGATGTTCATAAGCATCACTCCATTTTACTTCTTCTGTTTAGTGGCAAAAAATAAAATCACAAAAGTGATTTGCAAGTAAGTTTTGTTGGACACGGCTCCCAAAATCTCTGCGGACACCAAGTAATCGTTGTTTGTCCACTCTCAAATGGATCTAACATCTCTACGATTGGGCAATCTCCATTAAATCTTACGATACGCCCTCTTTTGTGGCGATTCACATCGGTTCTAGACACTTCATTGCCGATTCTCACTAATTGTCCAACATGTAAATCGTATTTCATACAACTGTCTCCTCTGTAATTGTCCATGTGTGACGATAACCAGTTGAAGTGTCTTCAACCACTGCGCCCCAACTATCAATCGCGGTATCTAAGGTGTCATCTGCATCGTCTGCATTGTCCGCCTTATGATCATTCAAGCATTCAAGGAACAACTTTTGCATTCTACCAACAGCGTCTGCATGACTCGCATAAACATGTTCCACGCCCGCAAACGCCCATTCGTCGGGATTTTCGACACAGTCATAAAGGACATAAACCTCCATACTGACACCTCCTAATCAAAGCATTTCACAAAACTCGCCAAGCTTGATCCATAGCCAATATGTACTCTGATCCATCCGAACAACATCAGGGACACCGCGAATAAGCGCCCACTCATGCGCTCTCTTAAATAAACCTGCACACGCCGCTTGTTCCTGTTTGGTAAACTGTTCGTTCCAGAGCCTACGGCGAGTGCCACTGTTCCAACGAGCGCCTTCTCGAGTTTCGCAAACAAACATAAACGGAATCGTCTCGAGAACCTCATCATGTGACATGATGATCATAATGTTTAGCTCCTTTCATTTTCAGTTGCAGGGTTAAGTTCTTTTGCTTTGTCAACTGCATAGTCGATTACATCAGTGACATATTCAGTTGCGTTGTTGATATTATCTTGTGTAAACATACCAGCTGCGAGCATCTTATAGCAGGTATTAGAATCAGGAATCAGGCAAAATAAGATGCCCAATACAAGAGAAATGATCGTAGCCTTTACGGTATTTTTTACATCTCGAACAACCCTCTTATCTTGAAAGGAATAATCATCTGCATCGCACATGGTTGTGAGTGCCAGAAGTCCCGTTGCAATCAAAGAGATAATCAATACCATGAGTAACATGTTTTTGAGATTGTCTACAGTACCAATCCAGTAAAACACCCACGGGCTGATAATAGAATTCATACGGCTGTGCTCTCCTCTTCTTTGAAATTCTCAACCCTCATAAGTTGTTTCGTTTTTCCTCGATTTTTGTTTTGCATAAAAGTCTTAAACTGAGCTGCGTAATAGTCAACCGGAATACAAAACACGCCGTGATCGTTATGAACAACGTGCAAGCCAATCCGGTTAATGTAAAGTTTGAAATCAGAAAGATCATTGAATAGCTTGATAGACTCCTCGGTGGGGAAATACAGATAAAAAGTATCAGGCCATCCATACATATCGGAATCATTGCCTTCGCAGTCCAGAGCAATCACACCCGCCTCTCGGCATTTTTGATTCATTTCTTTTGCTCTTGTCAAATCTCCTTTATAAAGATAAACCATTTTGCATCCTTTCATTGTGTGTTGATATTCGAACAATGGTGCTACCGACCCGACTTGAACGGGCACGTTGTTGCCAACAGGAGATTTTAAGTCTCCGGTGTCTGCCATTCCACCACGGTAGCATATGGAGCGACTGACGGGGTACGATCCCGCAACATTCGGAATGGAAATCCGACGCTCTACCAATTGAACTACAGTCGCATATAAAAGAAAATCAGAAACAGCCAACATTCGTTTTACATTCCAGTTTACTGGCTATCTGAAGAGTATTCGTCCGACAGCTACTCGGCTTGCACCTTATTCCCCTTCCTATTTGGCTCAGCATCATTTACCGGTGTGATGCCTGTCGTTTGCCAATGAACGGCCAATCCCCGATCGAGCTGAAACAACTGATTTTCTATTCCTCATTTAGTTAGAGACCTAATGAGTAAAGATGTCTACCTACACCGGTTGTGGACGGACTTACCCGGCTGGATTTGTATGTAGGAGTCTCAAACCGTCGCACATAATGGAGCAGCGAATGGGAATCGAACCCACCTCCTCAGCTTGGAAGGCTGATATACTAGCCGATGTACGACCGCTGCATATAAACCCAGCTTACTACGCCTTATTGCCACAGCATGCGCCATGGAGCCGGGAATAACAAGGAAGAAAAGAGGTAAAGCCCGAATAGGAGGAATGAGACCCTATAAGCGGGCATCGGAGCAACCAACGAGAATCGAACTCGTCCTTTTTGTCAAGAACAAAACGTACTAACCAACTATACGATGGTTGCATAATGCTTTACCTGGTCGCAACAGGTAAAGCGGCTATAGGGACGGGAATGATTTGTGATGCTCACTCTCGATGGTGCGGAAGAAGGGATTTGAACCCTCACTCGTAAAGAACTGGTGCCTAAAACCAGCGTGTCTGCCGTTCCACCACTTCCGCTCAAGAGCAGGATTGCGTACCTGCTACGACTTGTTCAGTCACGGTGATTCATGTCTGGAACCCATGAACCACTAAGCATTTGTGAGGAAAAGGAGATTTTTGGGCGACGCAACTCACCCATGGTGTTTCGGATGGGACTTGAACCCACATGCTTTCGCAGAAGTTTTTGAGACTCCCCTGTCTGCCGATTCCAGCACCGAAACATACTTGCTCGTCTTTCCGAGCTGCCACACAGTTTTTAGATCTTGTGTTGATCTCAGGACACGGGTTTAACGTCTCCGTCCCGACGGGGTCACTTCATATCGTTCAGTACAGGGATGCTGGCATCACCGCCGACATAAGTAGGAAGCTTGCCATCCCACTTTTCATACATCTGCTGCTGAATCAGCCGGTCAGTCAGAGACTCAGAGATGATTTTATTCGCCTCGGCTTCTGCGTTCGCCTTGGAAATCTTGGTCTGATTCTCAATCTCCTGCGCTTCGTCATTGCGCTCGGCCACAAAGGACTTGTTAATAGCAGCCTGAACAGACGCATCGTCGTACTCAATGCCATCCTTCATGCCAAGGACAGTAATCGTGATACCGCGCTCTGCAAAATACTCAGTCACATCCTTGCGAACATACTCCATGATCTCGGCCTTCTTCTCAAGGATCTCATTCATGGTGTACTTGGCGCACATCTCAACAAAGTCAGCTTCAACACGAGCACGGATTTCAGTATCCATAATCTCGGAGAGCTGCTTGTTGTTGTAGGAATACAGGAACTTGACTGCATCATTTTCAGTGTAGATCTGAGCAGAGCAGTTCATACCGACGGAGAAGCCAATGGACTCCTTGCTTTCGGCAGAGATGGACTGGTTGACAGTGCTGGTGCCACTATCCTTGCCCTCGGACCATTCACGAGTAACAGGAGTTCTATTGACGACGACCAACATATTATCCGGAACCCAAGTACCAATGATGTCAGTCGGCGACAGATGTCGCTTCGAGTAAGTAATATACACCTGCTTGGCTGCTACCTTTGCCTCGGCGAGCATTGCCTCACTCTCAAAGGACGCCTGCTTTCCCCCGCCCTCAGAGAGTGAAATCAGAAATGCAGTTTCATGAGGTTCAATTGTATACACCTCTTTCTTGGTACACCCCGTAAAGGTCATCGCCATCACGATTGCACACGAAACCACGAAAATCTTTTTGAACTTCTTCATTCGTTCCTCCTTTTAATTTTTGAATAGAATATATACTACAACTCCAATCGCAAGTGACAGAGCTACAGATACCGAAAGGGCCAGCTCGCTGACACGTCCGTAAAGAGAACTTATACTTCCTGTCGCCATTTGAACAAGTGAGATGTGCCGTAAAAGTTTCTCGGAAATGGCATCGAGACTCAAAAACGAAACAACTGATGCGCAGACTGCCAGCAATAAATCTTTATGTTTTTTCATGACTTACCACCTCAGAATCAAAGATATCGGTATACTTCGTGAACAGTTTACCGTTATGATAATAGGTGTTGTAATCGCGCTGTTCAATGTACCACCAGCGTTTCTGATGACCGGCTTTCAGAAAATCGTGCAGATGATAGGTCGGCTCGTAGTTCTCGTCTACACGCTGCCGGAACGAAAGCTCGTCAATTTGGTCGGACGTCTCAACAAAGTCAGCGATTCTATTGATTTCGTCTTCGTCCATTAAATCGTCTACGACATAGACAACACGAACAATCTCATTGCCATGACGGCGAATTTCATCCAACTCATCCACACTGTGTAGATGATACACGACTCGATCGAACTTATCAAATGGGAACAGTACGGTCTCATCGTTGTTGTCACTATCAAAGTAACTCGTGTGTAATTCGGTCTTACGATTGAGAATGGTACACATTGAAAAGAGACCATTCCACCAACGCTGGTGAATCCACCAATGATAAAGTGGATCGCCACCACCTGAGACAGACACCCAATTACAATCTGCACACTCATAAGTAAGTGCGCGATACAGCAAACCACAAGAAGAATACTCTTCTGTCGGCGTCATCTTAAGCCTGTTATTGCGGACGATACACTCAGGGCAGCTGTAATGGCAACCGAAGTTCGTGATGATGCTGAGATATTTGTCATCCATTTTGATTTACTCCTTGTTAATGGTAAGCTGAATAGACCAATAATCTCTATCGTTTCCAGTGTAAATCAAAGAGTCCAAAACTTCTGAGTGCCGATCACACTCGTGATAGATTTCTGGACCATGGCTCTGAAGCCATCCAGACTCCACTCCGAACTCTTTAACGATTTCTCCTTCATCAATGACTGCGATGCTATCGGAAGCCTTATCTTTCGCTTCTTCAATCATCCATTCAACGATTTCTTTGATATTCAGATTTGCCATGATTCATACCTTCTTTCAAAATGTTCCTAAAAAATGGTGCCGGTAGCAGGACTCGAACCCGCGCCTCTGTCTTATCTGGACCAAGGGGTATAAACCCAGTGCTCTAGCCGCTGAGCGATACCGGCATAAGAGAGGAGAATTTAACCATGCAACGACATCAGCAAGGAGCAAACGGCTAACGAACCCATACCGCGTAGATATGTTCCTTCATAGGTTACTCCTTTACTCATCTTCGTCTTCCACAACGTAGATTTCGGAAATTTCTTCGTCGCATCCATGATTCATATTGTTGTTTTCCCAGGCATCTTCAGCGAGTTTTTAGCCTCATCTTCGGGCATCAATCCATTTAAAATACGACTGACTTGTAAATACGCTTACAAGATATCGTTTCATTGTTTTCACCTCTTTATTCATTTTTTGTGTATTTTTATACAATGGTGGGACGTGAGGGATTCGAACCCCCGTGAGGTGTTATCCTCATCACCCGGTTATGAGCCAGGAGCTTTAACCAACTAAGCTAACGTCCCAGAGAGGAGGATTTAACCATGTAACGACACCAGCTGAGTGCATTGCATTCGACTTACGAACTTTGCGAAATGCAACTTACAGCATCAGTGGATACAACCAAAGCGGCTAATGCTTCTGACCTTTGGTGTCCATCCTCAAAGACTGCCCTTTTAAATACTCTCTCCGATACTCTGGGCACCGAGCATCTATGCCACTTACGCAGGCAGTGCCATATTCGCCTACTCATAACAGAGCCATGCACATTCACTATGGCGGGTAGCTACTCCCGTTGCATCATGGTTATTATTTTCGGTCAGAGCGTTATGGACACATTGTATCCACGGTGGAATTGCGCCACCCCAGCGACCTCGCACTACACTACGCTGCCGCATCGAACCTAGCTGGAACCCAACAGAATCGAACTGTTGTACGACCATCGGCTCCATATAAAAGCAGGGTTATCGTACCTGCCAGCATTTTCAGCCACGCAACTTAGTCCAAAAGATCGTCAACCAACACACAGCAAAAAAGAGAAGGACAAGTCGTTTAATTTTGCACAAGGAGAAAGGAAAACCTTGTGCTATGGTCCAAGTGGTGGGGCACGATCCCACGGTCTCTAGTTCCCAAAACTAGCGCGATACCAACTTCGCCACACCTGGTTATATGCCGGTCTTTCCCGGCTGTCAGCCCCAAGGGCCATGGAGGAAGTAGATAGCTTAAATTGATGCCGCCACGATCTTTGCAGCCTCCTTAAACACTTTCATATTCTTGTCAGAATATTGGAAGATATCAGGAGTACACTTAGGCGGCTTATTGTGAGAACGTACATATGCTTTACGCATTCGGTCCATCTTGACAACGCCAATCGTGTCGTAAATCTTTGCATAGGTGATCCAACATCCAACCGTCTTATCGCCTAGTTTCTTGGCAATTGGCTCAACAATTGGAAATGTGATGCTTTTTACTTTCGTATTGCAGCGACGAGACTCCTTTTTCGGCTCATCAACCGCAGGAGCTTCGACCGCCGGTGTTTCAATCTCAACTGCGTGAGCCTCGGCCACAACGACCGGTGCGGGTTCTTCAGCAACGACCTCAGGAGCAGGTTCTACCCTGTGACGAGTAGGAATCATATCAGCAGGGATCATAGGCGGCTTCTTGGTGAGTGCCGACTTAATCCCCTTTCGGGCCTCAGCGTCATGCTTTTCGTTCTCATATCGATCTTTCATAATCGACATGAAGATTGACTTCCATGTTTCGCTGTCCTCGATGATATCCAGGCCGCTGAGGTTCTTAATGTCACCTTTGTAACCAACCCGCTCAACATACATCCGGCGCTCATCTTTGAAATACCAGCCATAGTTGCGGCCGATATAATCATAAGCCTGTTTCAGAACCGCATTTAGTGTCGAGCCAGACATGCGAGCGATAGAGTTTCCGAGCTTATAAATCTCAGTCCGCCATTCGCTACGCCCTTTGTATGTAACCTTGTTGGTTTCGTTTGTGGTGGATGTGGTGGTCTGCTCAGGCTGCTTCGTCGGCTGATTTGCGTTTAGTTTTCTTTCCAGCTGCTTGCAGACAAACAGCACATTGTCAAGAGCGTTGCGGTCTTGCTGACGAGCAGCTTCAAGAGCATCCATCTTAGAATGAATCTCTGTCAGCACCTGAGTCATCTTGTCGAATCGCTCCTGCCGCTTGAGCTCAGCCTGATTGACTTTCAGTGATACAGTTTCACCACGCATCAGAGCGGCGATCACATCCCAGCAGAAATCCATGAAGGCATCTGCTTTGGGCTGAGTGCTGTAACGGCAGATCTCCATGACACCACGCATATTATATACGTAGGTTTGCTGTTTTCCACCAGGGGTAATCAAATTGATTAACCCTGACAGTGGGTCAAGACGCTTGGCATTGCGCTTGTGAATCGTTCCAATCGAAATTGAAGGATTCTTATATTCCAACGCCAAGCCGATCTGCTCACGTGTCATCCAGAAATCATCCTGAGCTCTGGTGTGATCGACCGCCGGATTCTCATAGACCCGAATGTCGAGTGTGCCGAATTTTTTTGTATCCGCCAGCACCAACGTGTTTTCTACTTTAGCATTCATTTTTTTTCCTCTTTCTCATTTACTTCTTCTGTTTGCACGACTAGATTAGCACATCCACGAGCAGATGTCAATCGTGATTATTAACAGAAGAAGTAAATATTTTTTGTTTCTTTTTTGCTATCATCGAGATCTAAAGATATACTACCAAGTTTTATGATCCGCGTACGGGGCGATTAAGATGTCGAGGCTGGGCATCGGCGGTACTTGTGACCTTCCTATTTGGGTTGCTTCGCCAGGTAAAACCTCTCTTTCTGCTCCGAGTTTGAGAGTTTGGACCCTGGGAAAGACGGAGTTCGCTCAGTACCCGCCGCCCAGTGACACTGGCTACGCCGTTGGTCTTCGATTCACTCGCCTGACGTCTGTCCGCCTCTACCCTCCTTTCATTCTACCTTTTCGAAACTGTCGGTTATCCGGCAGCCGTAACTGAAATACGTATTCATCTCGATGTCTTACGATAACTGTCTTGCGGTACCTGTCACGAGTGTATTCGCCTAAGATGTGTTATCGAACGCGGTCATAATATCACCTCATTTCGTACATATGATACATACACGATGTCAATCTTACAGTGTGCACGCCTTCTAAGGCGGCTAGGAATCCCTACAACGGCTTTTCCGTTCTTCGTAATGAAATTCCATTACAACACATCAAAACAGCGTATATCGCCGTCTATGCCGTTCTGGCGACGTGTACCGGTATCAACTGCGTTCCGCGACATCTTTATCCGACCACATCGAAACATAAAACACCGCTTCACCGAGGTCTGACTTAAGATACCCCTCCAAGCCGCCAGTAGTGCTTTTGATCTCGAAAGTCACCTTGTCGCCGTTGATCTCGAACAGATGGCCGTCACGCTTACGTTTGTTTCGGCAAGTGATAAATTCCTCATTCGCCGCGCCCTTCTCGATCTTAACCCACTTGGTCGGAACCCGAATCAGAGCGAACGACGAATCGTCACCGCTCCGAATCGAAAACTGATCGTACTGTTGGACAAGCCCGACGAACTTATCGAGAGTGAATTCATATCGGCCACACTCAAAATTGGTCATATCGGTCATAAAGGTTTTCTCCTTCCCTGCTTTCTTCTTCGCTGCTTCTTCGCTTTCGCTTCCTTCTCGTTCTCCCTGATGGTTCTTTTTCCCTTAACAATCCTTTTAACTCCTATAATCCTCTTACACATCCATCACTATCACATCATCATCACTACATCAAACATCCTTTTCTTTTTCCAAAATTCTTTTCGCCGCCACTCGCTCATCGCTCGCCACGGCTTCAAATCAGAGGCGCTTCGCGATTGGACTTCGCCCAAACCCATTCGTGATTTCGTTTCTGATTTTTTTGAATTGTGAATTGAATAATTGAATAATTATACATTTCGTTGCATATTGATCAATTCGCCCAAACTGATCAAAATATATAGCTTTCCAGCCTCCATTATACAACTATTTGATGTTTTGGTCAAGTGGATCAGCGTAACTTTTGAAGATTTTACAACTGTATAGGGTGAATTAAGTAACACTTAAATATGTTTAACTAATGCGAATTAGCCCTGCTCCAGCACCCATCTTCACGCCGATTGAACCAAACTCGGAAAATTCTGGTGTATTGTAATTGACGGCATAGATACAAGGACACATATTTTCAATGTCGCCCCAATCCCACGGCCATTCATCTTTCTCGTCGCTGACATAAAGCAGATTGTCAATGACGCCGAGCTCCTGATGGAATGACCGGATCACACTGTATACAAGGCAGTCATACTGTTCTTCGAGTTTGTGAACGGCTGCTTTCTGTTTATCGTCCAGAGTGTAAAATGCGCCCCAAGGCGGTGCACTGGACAGCAGCGTACCATTCTTCTCAAACAGTTTGACCGTATCAGAAAAGAATCCAAACGCTTTCATCCGCTTGATAGCTTCGGCACGCTTCTCTTCGATTGATACCTTCATCAGCGGGGACCTCCCTCAGAAATTACTTCGATTGTCTTGATTGAACCCGGCGTAAAGCTCCGTCCGCGAAGTTCTTCCAAGTTCGACAGAAAATTGAGCAGCGTATGCCAACTAGTCGGCTTATACTTCCGTTTTGCCCCTGCACTCAGGGTTGCTTGAAGTTCTCCAACAATATAATCATCAAGGAAGTTCAGTCTAGCACCAGCCTTGCCGTCTTCCCAATGACCTGTTTCGCCGTTCCACTTAGCAACGTCATATGTAACCAGAATCGATTTCATTATGCTTTATCTCCCCTTTCAATTAGGAGTCTTGCCGCCTCTTTCAGGAGGCAGACACCCTGTGCACAACTCGCCACATCAATATCGTTTTGTCTATACAGCATCCAAATCCCGCCAAAGAAACATACCGGGTCGCCAGCAGTATAACCAGCTGCATTCTGCCACAAGCCAAGTCCTGTGTTATTGAACAGCTTGTCCTTTTTGTAGGCTCGCCGCAGCTCTTTCAGTGAAATAGGAATGTACTGTTTGACCTTATCCAGACCGCCCAGATAGTCGATATAACGAGCATAAATTTCACGATAATCGAGTTCTCTGCCTGTTCGCTTGTCAACAATATTGCAAACAATGCCGCATGCCTGTTCAAGTGTCATTGCTGCGCTCTCCTTACTTGTTAGATTTGCACTGATATTTTCGCTCAACTAGTTCAGCTTCAGCACAAGTCATACCGTGCTTCCACCGAATGTCAACAACGGATTCGACCCAGTTCCCGGTCTTACGATTCTTTACGACACGAACTTCCTCAACATCTTTGTGAATCTGTGTGCCGGGCTTCGGGAGATAGGTCAAAACAGTTTCTTCAGAATGTTCCAAATCGTAAGAACCAACAAATGTGCAATCACGTTTGATCAGATCAAAGATCTTTTTGCGATTCTGTTTAGATAAGTTTCTCACGACTGCTTCACCTCACCTTGCACTTTCATAATCGACCAGCTTTTGAATTCTTTAAACGTTTTGATTCTTGCAGAATATGTGTGACAAATAGACAGCGGCTTATCATTGAGATTAGATCCGCAATCCATCCAAAGATCATTTGCTTCTTTCAAATCGTGGTCAAAATCGGCATTCATAATTTTCTGAAGCTCTTCCACATTGTTTGATACATGGATATTGCCAACGTATGCAGAAACATTATTGGCCACAATTTCAGTCAAGACAAACATATCTTACTCCTACTCTTCGAGAGTGATATCATCGTGGCCAGCGTCCTCATTGGGTTCATCCGCTGCCAGTGCAATGATTTCGTCGATGTTGTTTTCAATTAGATACTTCCAATCTTCCAGCCGCTGACTGATAATTGCCGTCGCTTGAGCAATAACTGCGCCCTTCGTAATGCACTTACAATTGCATTTCAGAGCCAGAATCAGATCATCGAACGTGACAGGATCAAGAATCGTATCGCTGGTGAGTAAGTCTTTACCAAGCTTCCAATACATTCAGCGAAACCTCCTTTTGTTCTAATTCAATCGGCTGAAGCGTATGAAATACACGATGCCTCGTTTTATGAACTTCATCTTCAAAGAGATATTCGGAATGTGCGCCGTATTTACAATCAGAAAATTCAGCGGATCGAACATTCTTTTTCTCACGAATTTTTCGATAATTATTATAAATAAAATTGCAAGCATCTTCTCTATTGGCAAACGATTTCACGGTATGAGTGTATTCAGTATGCCAAATAAAACCTTTACATTCTGTTCGAAATGTTTCAACGACCAAATAAATCATCATATTCATGTCCTCCTTTCTGCGCAAGCCCGCCGGGTTAAAACCTCCTGAACTGCACGAACTTACCGTCATCATAGCAAGGAGAGTAACACTCAGCGTAATCAGGAGAGCAACACTGCAAGTCACGATAGTTGTTTACGAAGGTGGCCACGAAAACAGGTTCACCCTGGATGATGATTGCTTCCGGCTTCAACTTCTCAATTTGTTCGGCCATCTGCCATGCCATATGTCTTACTTTGACAGATGCGTCCGTAGGGAAAATTGTAGGCAATGGCCCATCATGAAGAACGCCATCCGTACACAACTTGCGAGCTGCATCGAGCTGAGCGTTGGACCACTGGGCAATAGAAAGTTCAGTCATATTGAGAACCATACTGCGTAGCTCCTTTCAAATCAGGTCGCGAGTGATAATCTCTACAAAAGATTCATACTGAATACCTTCTGCGTTTTTCCAGCAATAAGACACATACGGACTATATGCATCTTCATCGAGCTTTGCATCATAAATGCCGTGATCATGAATTACAATGTTATAAATATCGCGGAGAACCTTTAGTGCATCTTCGCGGTTCTTATGTACAGACTTAATAGCATGAGCGTATTCGTCCCAAGATAAGTTATCGTTCTGCTTACGATAAGAATCTTCAACGATATATACGGGTACATTCATAGTAGTGTGCTCCTTTCATTCCATCTCGATCTTAACGCCGCGATATTTGCGATTTCGATATAACACATTAGCCGCCCACTTTCGTGCACAATCGTAGCTGGCGAATGCACGGTGATATGTTTTAAAATTCAGCCAATTACCTTCAAGTTCTCCATGAAATGTAATCTTGTAATGCTGGAGTCGATAGCCAGCGTCTGCATAATCACTCATACTGCGGGCCCTCACTTCACTTCTCTTGATTCGATCTGAATATAGCGTTCGAACTCATCGCCGTCCAAATTCTTCCAACGATAATGAAGATTGCGGCCATCAGTATCAAATTCAACGTCATAGCACTCCGGGTCTGCACTCACCGATTTTGCCATCTCATTCAGCATCTTCATTGCACGCTTGCGACTGCTATAAACATCCCCATTGTAACGATTGAACATCACCCACGGTTGACCTTTGGTTCGCTTGGAATAGGAATTATCCAAAATATGTACCATCATTGTTACAACTTTCCCCTATTTGTTTTATTACATTTACTACTCATATATTGGATGTGGTTACGTCTGCCCCGGTACCACCAGTCGCCCGGTTTCAGCCACTGTTTACATAATAGCTTTATAGAAGAATATCAATACAAAGCTGGCCGGCTGCGCCAGATAGGATTTTAAACGGGTGCTATCAGACCTGGCCTTAATACATTCGTAAGGACTTAGGGATGCGGTTGATTGACTTGCCCTCTATAACATCCTTATAGTGACTACCGCCAATCAATTTTGCAGCGATCATAAAAGAGGCCGCTGACTTTTGGCCTCTTGAACGGTGTCCAGAGGGGCACCGAAAGTCTATTCGTTTCATCAAGTATATTGTTAGGCGTCAAAACAGCTTGTATCGCCATCCCATGAAATTTCGCTCAGTGGAGCAAGACGCGACCCCTGCACCAAAGACCACTCCTAGCGAGCGGTAACTGATTTTACAATTCAAGCTATAAACCCTCCTTTCGTTTAGTTTCGCTCATTCGGGAAACACCCTCTAGTCTACTTTTATCATTGATTAATCTGCGTGGCCTTTGCATCAAAATCAAATCAAATTTCACTAGAGCGGTGGAGCGCCCTTCTGTTTACGCTGCTCACGTTCTGGGCTTGGGACCAGTACCAGTTCTGCAGAACCAGTAGCCGCATTAAACCCCGGCAGCACAGCTGTTGTAC